ATGGCACGCAAGGCAAAAGACTGCAAATTGGAGAGCCGCACCGCGCGGCTGACGAAGCTCGCGATCCGCTTCAAGACCTACACGGGGCCGACGCTCGCACGCGGCATCCAGCTCCTCTATCGCCGCAACAAAACGAATGGCACCTGGGTGGTGAAGGCCGCCGACGGTCACGGCTCATATTGGACAAAGGGCTTCGCGTTCGCCGATGATCTCGAGGACGCTGACGGCAAGACCATCCTGACCTTCTATCAGGCTTGCGATCGGGCAAAGGAGCTGGCGCGCGGCGGCGATGAAGCGGTGACGTCCGATGCCGCGCCAATCACCGTCGATGGTGCCCTGGCCGCTTATGAGCGCGATCTCGAAAAGCGCGGCGGCTCCAAATACAATGCCACGTATCCGCGCAAGCACCTGACCAGCGTGCTGCTGTCCAAGCCGGTGGCGCTCGTTGCCAAAAACGAGCTGAGCACATGGCACGATGGCCTGCGCACCAAGCTGGTGGATGGTTCGGTCAACCGCCTGTGCAAGGGCTTGCTCGCTGCGGTAAAGCTGGCGGCCAAGCATGATCGGCGGATCAAGAACCTGGAGGCCTGGCAGGACGGTCTCGAAGCCTTGCCCGATGCCCACGTCGCGCGCAATTTCCCGCTCGATGATGCCCAGGTCCGCGCGTTCGTGAACGGAGCCCTTGCCATCGATAGGAAGCTGGGCGACTTCGTTGACGTTCTGGCCGAGACCGGTGCCCGGCCGAGCCAGCCGACGCGGCTGCTGGTCGAGGACCTGCGCTGCGGCGCTAAGCCGAAACTGATGATGCCGAAGGGTGGCAAGGGTGGCTCCAAAAACCGGATGAAGCGCAAGCAGGAGCGTTATTCCGTGCCCATCAGTGTGGAGCTGGCCGAGAGGCTGGAGGCGGCCGCCAAGGGTCGCGCGCCGGATGCGCCGCTCCTGCTGCGGAGCGATGACCGGCCCTGGAGCGAGCGGCCGGCCGACGACTATCGCGATGACGTGACGGCGATCGTCACGAGCATCGGCGAGGACCCCACAAAGGTGACGATGTACGCCCTGCGGCATTCATCGATTGTTCGGATGCTGCTGAAGAACGTGCCGATCCGGCTGGTTGCCAGCCTGCACGATACGTCCTCCATCGAGATTGAACGCACCTACAGCAAGCACATCACCGAATATTCGGACGACATCGCGCGCGATGCGCTGCTGGCGCGTGAGGATGCCGACAACGTGGTCCCGTTGAAGAAGGCGGCGTAAAGGGGACACTCGATTGAAGTGCAAACGGCCCGCCGAGAGGCGGGCCGTTTTGCTTTTGCTGGCGTCCCGGCGGGCGCGGCTGATGTTATTGTCGTCTGCCATCCCTGACCTCCAGCAGTTCCTGCGCCCGCGCGAAGGCGGCTTTCTTGGTCATTCGGCCGTTGATTGCGCGTCGCCCGACGATGGGCGCGGTCTCGACCACCACGTCGTCGAACAGCACGATCCCGGCGGTGAAGTTGGGGGCGCGGATTTGGGCGAGGACTTCGGTGATCATCCCTCGTCTCGCATCTTGCGAAACAGTTCCTTCACGTCGTTGAGCCGCAGCGTGGTTTTGGCCGGCATGTAGTCGAGCAGGATGTGGCGCCACCGCGCTGCGATCTCGTCGCGCTGCAACTCGGTCGACGCGCTGAAATAGGCCGCCATATCGTTGAGGAATTTGCGCGCCACGTCGGGCGGGATGTCGGGAAACTTGGCGGGCATCATTGTTTTTGCTTTTTCAGCACGTCCATCGCCATCATGGCTAAGTCGAATGGCAGCCGGTCGCGCTGCTCTGGCGACATCTCGCCAAAGGTTTCATCCTTTCGCAGCTCGTCCATTGCCATCATCGTCACCAGGGTCATGTGAACGATGTCGCGGTGCATTTGGTAGTGCTTGCTGAGCTTCGGCTGGTTGGCGTACTCGGTCAGCAGCTCGCGACCGATGAGCTGTATGCCTGCTGGGTCGTTCGCCGTTGCAGCCTTGGCGAAGGCGTCGCGCAGCGCCTCGATGCGCTCATTCTTCTTGCTGGCCATGTGACCTCCTGCTCAAGCCACGTTGTACTGCTGCCGCTCCAGAGGCCTGTCCGGATCACCCCGGAAGAACGGGCTCCACCAGTACACGCCGGTTTTTCGAATTTTGAAATGGCCTCGCACGCGATGCAGCCCGGCCTCCTCGCGGGAGAGGAGCCCGGCCCGGAAGGCCCGCTGCTGGGCCTGCGAGAGCCGCAGGTGCGTGGTCCGGTAGGGGAGGAAGATCCGGCATTAGGTAGCAAACTCACCAAGCCACATATCGGTTGATCCTGCCTGCCCGGCTACTGTCCTCGCTGGTGGCGCTTGCACCATAACACCGGAGGGGTCCAATGAACGAATTTGTCTTGAACGGGCTGGTGAAGCGCCGGGCGACGCTGGCGGGCGATATCGAGAACACCCATGAAGCCCTGCGAAAGATGGTCCTAGACCTTGAGAGCCTAGGAGCCCGTCCAGATATGTTTTCGTGACGGGCATTTGTTGTAGAGTAGCAGGCTCAGGCTGCGTTTGCGAGGTTGAACAGCTTGAGGAGGTTATGGACGGTGCAGATCATTGTCCACTCGGCGCGCACTTTCTCGATGCCCCGCAACAGGAACTGGCGGAAGCCTCTTGCCTGTTTGATCTGTCCGAACACCGGCTCCACCACTTGCTTTCGCAATCGGTAGGGTGTTTCGAAGCCGCCATCGTCGATCTTCTTTCGCATGGCCTGTGTCAGCGGGCCGCCGACTTTTCCGTTCGCTACTGTCGGGTGTTTGGCGCGTCCGGGCGCGACATAGCCATCGATGCTGCGTGTGTCGAGCGCTTCGAGATTGGCTTCGCTGCAGTAGCCGGAATCCGCTGAGGCCTGCCGCGGCTTGCGGCCAAGATTGCTCTCGATGGCCTCGATCAGGGGCACCAACTGGCCCTGATCGCTGCCGTGCTGGGTCAGTTCTTGCGCGACAATGATCTGGGCATGTGCATCGACGGCCGCCTGGGCATTATAGGCCTGAACGAAGCCATCCTTCGACTTCATGATGCGGCTTTCCGGATCGGTGAAGTTGCGTTGCGCCTTGGGATTGGGTTCCTCCGATGGCAGCGCCGCCGGTTTGCCCGGCTTCTTGCGGCCTTCGGCCTGGCGCTGCTGTTCCTTTTCGGCCTCGATGCGGCGCTCTTCCTCCGCCGCCAGTTTGGCGTCCGCTTCCAGCGCCGCCATCGCTTGCTGGATCTTCGCCAGCCGTTTCTGCTTGTCGACGGTCCAGTCCGGCAGTTCGTCGCTGTTGCCGAAAGTCTCATCCTCCGAGGCATCCGCCGCCTCGGCGGCCGCCAGCATGCGAGCGACCTCGGCCTTCAATTCCGCCTCGCGCTTCTTCATGCGCTCATAACTCATCGCCTTGTGTTTCGACGCGTTCGCCTTGATCTTCGTACCATCCAGCGCGACATGACCGAGCTTGACCAGCCCGGCCGTCTCGCACAACTTCAGAACCTGCACGAATAGCGCGCCGAGCGCCTTCAAATGTCGCTTGCGAAAGTCGCTGATCGTCCGAAAATCCGGCGCATCCAGCGCCACGATCATCACAAAATCGTTCCGCTCCCGGCAGGCCTTGGCAATCCGACGCGACGAATACAGCCCACTCGCATAGCTATGCAGCAGCAGCGCCACCATCATCCGCGGATCAAACGGCGGCTGCCCAAGCCCGCTCACATAGCTGCCCATGATCTCCCTGAGATCGAGGCTCTCCCGCACCAGATCAACCATAAACCGCGAGACATGGCCTTTCGGCACGAAGTCCTGCACATTCGGCGGCAGAAGCAGCGTCTGATCGATGTTCCAAGGCCGAAAATACTTGCTCATCGCCCAATGTTGAATCAGACCCGACCAGATTTGAACAGCGACTATCCAGACAAGCTCCTAGCTAATCTCAAACCTTTGAGAAGCGCCTCCTTCGGCTCCCGGTCGATTAAGTTGACGATGCCCCGCTACCTCCAGCAGCACCCCAGACGCCATAGAATTGCAACCCATGGTGAGCTGGGTTTTCCTGTGCATCCGGGGAAAACGCCCTTGGTCAGCTTCTCGTCAGCCAAGCTGTCTATCCAAACAGGCTGCGCATTATGGACCTGATTGGAGGTGGAAGATGGCGGGCATTGTTGGGCCTTCAGGAGCCGACAGCGCATGGGGATCGAGCAGTTCGAGCCCGGAGCCCGGTCCCGCCCCTGGGGAAGGCGGGCAATCTTTCGACAGCGAATTGGAGCGGATGCGCTCCGGACCTCAAGATGGAATCGCGCTCATGAGTGAGCCACCCGCGTCCGGTGTGGCGGTCCGGATGCCCTCGAGTGGCGACGGAATCAAAGCAGCGAAGCAAAAAATGCGCAGCCTGCTTGAGGGTCTTGATGCTTCTAAAAATGCAGTCATGCAAGCCCGGGATCCGTCGGAGATGCAAGAGCGGATCGATCAAGTCGTCAAGGCAGGCTCGGAAGTTCTGGGCTATTACGCGAGCTTTCCCCCGGACATGGCGCGCGAGCTTCTTTCCGACGGTCAGGCTCGCCGAGTCCGCGCCGAAACTATCGCTGCGGGAGACGAATGCAACGCCGTGGCCGCCTGGATTGTCAAGGACCTGGAGGCGAACAGGAGCAAAGCAGCAGCCGTGCTCGGCCGGATGCGAGATGCCGGCGCTCCGCCCGGCCAGCTGGGCCGGGCGGTATCCAGCGTGGCGAAGCATTACGAAGCCTGCTTGGATTGGTGGGGAAAGAAGGTATTGCGCTCGGAGCGGATGCAGTCCGTCTATGCGGCCACCGCCAACTTGCCAAGCGCCACGTCCAAGATGCGGGAGGAGGACGAGGCCGCGCTACGCCAGCGTACCGGCTGGGCACTTAATACGAAGTGCATGTACCTGGAATCGCGCATCGCTCTCGCGCGACTCTTGATCGAGTCGAAGGCGGCCACGTTCGGCCCAGCCGTGAACGACGCCCTCATGGGTGAGGACGGGCGGGTGCGACTGCTTGGGACCTTTATCACGGATTTTTTTCCGGCATTCAACTCGACTTCCGACGCCGTTCTGCGGGGAGCGGCGCTCGACGCAGACCACTGCACCGTTCTGGAAGGAGTCATGGAGCGGCTTTCGGAATTTGCCTCAGGGGTGCACGGCGTCGTTACCAGGCTAAGGGACGCCGGAACGGATGCCGACCTTCCATTGGAACTGTTGGGCCAGATCGCGGAAGGTGCATGGGTCACCGCGGACGACGTCACGCGTCTTTTGCACGTGCAGCCAAAGACGCCCGCCATGATTGAGCCGCCGGCCCGGACTGCCGTAGTGGTTGAGGGGGGTGCGGCGCGGAGGAAGGGGAAAGGCAAGCGCGCCCCGGCCGCAGGCGAGCGAAGTTCGGCGGCCGGGCTGCGCGAGCCGCAGCTCGCCACGCCCGACGCTGCCACGGCCCCAACAGGCAAGGTGATCGTACTCTCGGATTTGGGTACAAAGAAACTCGCGAGCGCGGAGGAGGCAGACGCGAGGGCGTCATCGTCGGCGACTGGGCACCTGGAGATATTGCAAGCTCCGCCCTCCAGGAAAGCACTGAGCGGATTACTCGAGCGAATGGACGAACTTTTGCAGTTCGATCTGCCGGCTCAGCAAAGCGCCGTCTCGCAAGCGCGCCAGATGAAGCCCGAGGACGCCGATCACGTCGTGGATCTCGTCGTTAAGCGACTGCAGACGCAGGCCTCCGAGATTGAGGCCAGTGTAGTCGCGCTGGAGGAGCCTCGCCGACGTGGCCTACTCACGCCTGCGCAAGTGCCGGAAGTGCATGACAAAATAACCCGGCTCAAGGCGATGTTGTCCGAGGTGCAGGGACAGGCGAACTCTTTGAAGACGCGAAAGGCGGCGATCACGATCGATTGCATGAAGACCTACGCGTTTCCGTCCCAGAAGTATCTTGAACAGTTGCGGGCGGCCGGGGAGCTGGCGTCTGTGAATCCACCGCGCGCCTTGAAGGGTGATCCGGGGACACTGTTCGAGATCAAGCTGCAGCCCAAGGCCCTGCGCAATGGCGCGATCCCAAGCCCGATGTGGGTGCACATCCATACCAAGCGGCCGGTACATGCCTGGCAGTTGGCAACGCTGAGCGATGCCGCGTTCGCCGCTTGCCACGTGAAGTCCAATGACCAGCGCGGCTACAATCAGGACTGGCAGAGCGCTCGAGCTGCGACGGGGCGCGAGAACGTCGTGATCCACCGCGGCAAGCTCACGCCGGCGTTCTGTAGGTCCTTGTTGCGCACCGCAGCTGGCAGCCAGCCGTGGTATCCCCTTCCCGAGGCGGAGCACGCGTCGATGCAGTTCGCGCGCCTCGGGATGTAGTTACCTGGGTGTCTCGCGCCGGAGCGCCGCTGTGGTGACACGATCAAGTGGCCGTTATCACCGAGAGGAAATCCCCGATGAGCTCGACGGCGCGAACTCCTCGAACAGATCGACAACGGGGTCCGATTGAAATTCGATCGGGAGCGTCGTGACCACGACTTCCTTTCGCTTGGCAGCTGAACCGTCAAATGCCGGCGATGTGTCGGCTCAAGTCCAGGCACATACGATCAGCGCTCCTGGCCTTCATCTTCGAAAGTGAGTACAGATGAACTTCGCTCAATGTATCGCGCGCGTCAACAAACGGATAGCGTGGACGCGCAAGATGCCTCTCCGGCCGACTCGTCGGCAGAGGCGGCGGCCTTTCAGCGGGCAGGCAGGAAGCAGCGTTCGTCATAATGAGCGTTGAACAGCGAGAGCTGCTGATGGCCGTGGACGACATCGCAGGTATCATCGATGTCGAGCGTGACGGATGCCGGCTCGCGCGGGTAGCTATCCATCCATGCGTCGACCAAAGTGTAGGTCAGTCGGATCACGTCGCGCAGGCGCGGAGCATTCTCCAGCCGCGACAGCGTCGGTTGGGAACACAGATCGCGACCCGTGTCCGGCAGCCGTCCGCAGGCCAGCTTGAATGCGGGATCGGACCGCAGATGATCGAGGTCGTCGGCGTCCTCGTAGCCGCAGCAGATCGCGAACATGCGCGCGCGGAACATATCGACAAGGCTGTGCACGACCCGCGTCGGATCGCGCCGATCCGGGAACACCCGGGCCAAATTGTCGGCCAAGCCGAGACGCCGCTCGGCCATCGCCAGAAGCATCACGCCCCCGTTCGAGGTCAGCCGACCGCCATCGAAGGCAGCTGTGACTTTCTTGGCGTGAACGGCTGGAAACGAGAAGGGCAGAATCGTATCATCGGTCATGGCGGGCGTGGTGTTCGCGGCTGAAGGTGATGGGGTGGCTTTGCAACCGAATCCTACGCCGCATCAGCGCTTTACACCACGCTCGCCAGCCTCTCAGGCGCCCTCTGACGAATAAGACGGGCTAGGAGCCCGTCCAGATATGTTTTCGTGACGGGCATTTGTTGTAGAGTAGCAGGCTCAGGCTGCGTTTGCGAGGTTGAACAGCTTGAGGAGGTTATGGACGGTGCAGATCATTGTCCACTCGGCGCGCACTTTCTCGATGCCCCGCAACAGGAACTGGCGGAAGCCTCTGCCTCGCGCAAAATGTCGTTTGTCGATTTGCTCGGCGCGATGCGGTCCCTTTCCGTCATGCGGCAATCCGGTGCTTGTGACCGTTCGCGCGAGCACGCCCGTTGACCTTCTTCGTCTTCGCCTTGTGCGCAGCCCGCCCGCGAGGCTTCTTCGGTCGGGGCTCGACCGCATTGAGCTTGGCCTGTCCCTGGTAGACCGTCACTTCGCCCAATCGCTCAAGATAATAGAGCTTCAGCTTGACCTGCTGTGACGATAGCCCGGTGTCGCGGACGAGCGCCGAGAGCGAGACCCATCTATCGAGCGCCAAATATTCCTTGATCTTGACCGCCCTGCTGCTGACCGGCTCGGGCGGCTGTGCCGGCGGCGGCGGTGGTGGCGCCTGGGCCGAGATCGTCTCGCGCATGTTGCCGACCATCTTGAACGTTCGCACCATCAGCTCGGTGAGGTCGGCGATCTCGCCGCGCATGGCGGCAATCTGATCGGGGATTGGGGTGACGGGCTGCGGCAGGTTGAGCGCCTTGGCCAGCTCAGGATGCTTCTTCGGCGGCTTCGGCTCTTCCTTCTTCATCACGTTGTCGGCGCGGAGGAGCCTGCGGACTTCGGCCCTGATGTTCATGCGATTGCGCCAGTCGCTGCCGGTCTTGGCGGTGGTGACGCATCGGAGTTCCTTTTCGGGGACCGCGCGCCACGTGATCTGGATGTGCCCGCCGTTGGTCTGTGTGACCTCCGGTTTTATGCCGTACTGCTTCAGCTCGTTCGTCGCGATTTCCACCAGCTCGTTGTTCATGCTTGCTCTTCCCTAAGCGTGGCCCTTGAAGTGCTGCTCAATCTTCCTCTCGCGCCAGTCCATGATCGCCCTGGCGCAGTTCTCGCTGCGCTTGATTGCGCGCAGCTCCCTTGCTCTTGGCTTGCGCAGGCCGCCGTGGTGGCCCTTGGCCATGACGTTCCACTCGCCGCAGTCGTCGCACAGCGACAGCTCGCCATCGCAGGGAAAGGGATCGGCTGCGTTGATGTCACCGAGAACCTCCAGACCATCGGTGTGGTATCCGCAATGCGGACACGTCGTCGGGTATTCGATCACTGCTTCCCCCATCCCTCTGGTATGCCGCCATGCCGTTCGACCAGGATTTGCTCGTTGATCGGGATCAGTTCGCGCATGGCCTTGACGAATGCCTCGATCAGCTCCTCGCGCAGCGCCGGGTGGTGCCCGGCGAAGAACATTCCGACCAGATCGATCAGTACCGCGCCCTGAACTTCGGGGCCTTGGCCTTGCAGGGCCAGCTCGCAGACCCGCGTTACCATCGTGATCCGGTCATGAAGCTGCATCTGGCTCGTCTTCCTCGGCCTCGGCGCTGTCCAAGATCACGTCGATCATGGCGACGAGCTGGATCAGCCGTGCCTGGGCCGCCTCGCTGTTTGGCTCGCGGTAGTCGATCATATGGACCAGGGCGTTGCCCATCTCGCGTGAACGGAATGGCGTGAGCGCGGCGACTAGCGCGTCGTGGTGATTGACCGCGCGCGCAATCGACATCGCGACATCGCGGGCGTCCTCACAGGCGAGTGTGATGACGCCATCGTCGCTCACGAGGCTCGCCGCCTTGTCGGTGGCCATGCCAAGCTTCAGCCGCTTCATTTCCCTTTTCTCCAGGCCACGAAGTGCGCGAACTCATGCCCCGTGCTGAAAGGTGGGGTGGTGCGCTCCCACTGCAGATATTCCTCCAGCGCGGCACGGTTGAGAAGGTAGTCATGGTCACGCTTTGTCAGTAGTCCAGCGTCGCGGAAGTTGTTGATGACCCTGTGCGCGGTCCCGCGCGCGATCCCGACCATCTCGGCATAGTGCTTCGGCGTCGCGTCGATCAGTAGCTCCTGCTCGTTGGTGCCCGCGAAGCGATCATAAAAGTTGGTGGCGATCCTCAGATGCGCGGAGTTGAGGAGGTTTCTCATCGCCTCGTTCAAGCTTCTTGTGGTCTTCGCCGCCCCGCGCGTGAAGAAACGGTTGAACGGCTGGTTCTCCTCCAGCAGCGTCGGGAATGTCGCGCGAGGAAATGCGATGTAGTCGCTTTCGGTGACCGCCGTCGCCGTGGTGGAATGGACCTCCGCACCGTCCACCGCGCCTTCGCTGAGCCAGCTATCAGGCCCGATCAGCCCGACCATTGCGGTGCGGCATTGCGCTCTCACCATGTCGATCCTTAGCTGGCCACGTGAGACCAGGATAATCTCGGAGATACGCTTGCCGCTTTCGATAATCTTCGTGCCCTTCCGGGCATGCCCGATCCGCTTGCTCTTCAGGGATTTGATAAACGTCCGGACCTCATCCGCTTCGTCGCGTTCGGTCGTCATAGACATTTCCTCCCCCCATTGACGTGAGGGTTGTGTGCATTGTTCGTCGCCTCACGCTGGTAGAGTTACCTTGGTAACTCATATCCGACGTGCATGGCGTTCACATTGATGACACGGAATTTTGAGAGCGCAAGATTATTTTTCTATATTTCGTTACTGCTGAAATTTCGCGCGCGTGCTCACGCCGCCACGTCATGAGAAATGCCACTATGAAAACTCAGTGCGTCAATACGGCAGCTTTCTAAGGCCTGATCATGTGCTGGCCCCTCGCGATCGACACCGCTTGCGCGATTGTCGCCGCGCCGAGTTTGGACCGGCACCGATCGAGATACACGCGCACCGTTGGGGTTTTGAGGTTGAGGGCATCGGCAATTTCATCGGCCCTCTTCCCGAGTGCGGTCAGCGTCAGCACCTCGCGCTCTCGCGGAGCCAGGACGCCCGGCGGCACATAGTGGACGCCCTTGAGCTGCAGCACGCGGTCGAAGGCGTGCATCGCCATCATATTCAGCGCCGGCAGCGCGCGATCGGGCAGGTCGAACTCGTCGCCGCCGAACCACACCTGACCCAGTCGCAACGGTGGCTTGGACACCGGGATCACGACGCCGTCGACAAGGCCGAAGTCCCTGTTGAATTGCACCAGTTCAGCAAGGCGCGTATCTCGCTCGGGGTCATGGGGCGCTTCTTTAAGCCAGCGGAACGGCATCGTCGTGACCTGGCTGTAACGGAAACCGGGATCATCAGCCGTGAACCGTTGTTCGGTGTAGGACTTCATCCACCCCTTCGGCAGCCGATTGTCCAACATGACATCGGCAAAGCTCTCGGTCGCGGTCGGGACATAGCTAAAAACAAAATAGCCGATGCCCTGCTGGTTCAGCGCCGTGCCCATGGCGTCCATCACCGCATCGGGCGTTGAAAGGCTCTCCACTTTCTCGATGAACTCAAGTGCAACTCGTTGCATGTTTTTCCTGCTCGCTCTCCTTGCTCCTTTCGCACATAAGGCGGCCAAAATAAGACGGGCAACACGTTGGCACACTTTGCATAAATATCAGTGCGGGAGCCTTGACGGCTCTGCCCGTTGCGCGAACAATTGGAGCATCCGGCCACAGTGGCCAGGATGACACTGTGCAAGAGGAAACAATGTCCAACACCAAGGCGGTCACCCCGGTGGATGCCTATATCGGCGACAAAATCAGAGGCTACCGCAACAAGCGCGAGATATCGCAGGAGGAGCTGGGCCGGATGCTTGGCCTATCGTTCCAGCAAATCCAGAAATACGAGAAGGGTGCCAACCGCATCACCAGCTCGCGGCTGCAACAGATAGCGAAGATATTTGAGTGCGATGTCGCTGATCTATTGCCCGAGCAGAAAAAGGGCAAAAAAATACAAACGCTTTCGAATTTGGATCGTGTTGCTGCTACACGCGACGGCATGAGGCTGATTGACAGCTTCGCCGGCATCAAGAACGACGTGATGCGTGCCGCCGTGGTTGAACTAGCCCGTCGATTTAGCGGGCACTAACAGCCTCTGCAGATCGAAGGCGGCGGCGGCGGGACCGGCGGCAAGTCCTCGACCTGACTTTGCCTACCGAAAGGGATTGATGGCGTGCCCGCCGCCGCCAGCCAGCGCGGTGATGAGCGCGATCAGCGCCAGCAGCAGGACGATCACCCAGACGCCTTGCTTCACCTTCGGCGGGATAAACTGCTCGATGACCCAGATCGCCAGATAGACGATGCCCGCGAGAATGATCAGGCCGATCAGAAACCAGAGCACGGAAATCGCGATGGAAAGCATGGTCAGGCCTCCATGTACGGGAAGATGACCTCGACTTCATCGTCGGTCGTGATGTCGAGGTCGTCCATCAGACCGGGAGAGATGTCGGCCACGCGCCCCGTGTCCTCGTGCGGTCCCCAATCGGCGGGGAATGCCTTCATGGCGATGCCGGTCTCGACGGCGCGGACCAGTGCCACGTGATTGATCATCTCCGACTTCGGCACCAGACCGTAGTCCCAGCGGCACGCGACATAATGCACATAGGGATTGAGACGCCGCGCGAGCCCGGTCGTTCCTTCCGGCTGGAACGGCAGGAATAGTTGCGGGGCATCATCGACGCTGTAGATGAAGGCCAGACCTTCGCTGGGCGAGACGCCGGTATCGTCGGGACCACCGAAGCAGGACACCTTGCCGCCGACGCTGTATTCGTCGGTCGCGGGCGGCAGGATCACATCAACATCGTTGCCGCCGAGCACCGTGGCGATGGCTTCGCAGATCGCATCGAACTGCCGTTCGTACACCTCCGCATCGGCCTCGCTGTCCACGAAGCAGGTCTCGATCAGGATCGCTGGCCCGGCTGTTTCATTCAGGAAAAACAGGTCGGTGCGCTTCTTTGCGCCGCGATTGAGCAGGCCGCAGCACGAGATGGCGGTGGACACATCCGCCGCCAGCGCGCCCTGCGTCACGTACAGCACCTCGACGCCCATCGGCTTCGACACCTGCTCATAGGCATAGAAGTGCACGGACACGTCGAGGTCGCGCCTCTGGCTGTTGTGATAATCCACGATCCTGTTCAAGGTTCTCGCTCTGGCTCTGGCTGACATCGTTATGAAACACCGTCACGTCGATGTCCCTGGCTTCGAGCATGTCGGCCAGCCGCTCGACCACGCGCCGGGCTTCATCGACTTCATCGAGGATGCCAGCCGCGCCGCGCACGTACTTGCCGTGGCCGGAATATGACGATGCGGTCGTAGCTCATGGCTCGTCTCCTTTGCAGGTTGGCGGGTTCCAAGTCAGCATTGCAGCGCGCGAGCGCGCGAAGGCGTTGATGGCGTTCTGCATGCCCGCGATCTGGCGCGTCGGCGCTTCGTGCGGTTCTTTCATCCAGACATCGAACAGGCGCTTGGTGTGGTCCTTCAGCGCGGAGTTGATGCCGTCGAGAAGCAGGCCGCGAACAATCTCCCGCGTCTCGCTGTCGATGCACGCGGGCGCGGCTTGCTGCGGTGCTGCCGTCAGGGTGCGGACAATCGGCACCGTCACGGTCACCAGCACGATCGCGGAGACAAGCGTTTGCGCCCGGACATTCACGGCATTGCCTTCAGCGCTTCGAGTTCGGCGCGCAGCTCATCGTTCTGCGTCGAGAGCCGCTGCACCGCCGACCACAGTGTCGTCAGCATGTAGCGGTCGTTGATCGCCTTGATCGACATCACTTCCTCGCCGAGCGCTACGGCTTCCTCGCTGTTCAGCTCCGGGATGTCGATGTGCCTGAGTGCCGAGCGCGTCACGCGGTCCACCGCCGGGATGCCGATGTCGCGAACGGCGACCGGAATGACCATTTCGACATCCTGCGCATTCCAGCCGTAGAGCGTTTCGTCGGCGACAACGTTGCGCCCGAAGAACATCTCGCGCGCCGCCGGGTTGGCTGGCGTGAATTCGTTCACCGCGAGCGCATTGACGGCGGCGAGCGCGGCAGCGGGATCGACCTGTCTGGTGATGGCCTTGACGCGGGCATCGGACGTTTGCCAAGCACCTGCGGCAAGGAAAGCGCCCGTGTTGCCATAGAACGAATAGGTGGTGCCGGACAGGTTCTCGCCGCTCATGCCGTACAGGCTGGTGCCGACCGCCCATCCGACGACCCCGGCGAAGCCCGCTCCACTGCACCGAATGTCGGCACCGTAATTTTGGGTTGCGCCTGTGACACCGAGCCCAATTGCACTGACGCTCGCCGGTTGCGCAATTGTCAGCCCACCGGAGTTCGCAAAAATCGCCCTGACGACGCCAGAGAAGCAGACGTTGATCGGGATCGTGCCAGCGCTCAGATTGATGTTGTAGCCCGTCCCATCGACGCCAAGCGTTCCGTAGGTCGTGCCGCCCGTGCGGTAGAGCGTGATCGCCCCGAAACCATTGTCGCCGGTCATGGCAATCGACTTCGGCTGCCACTGGCCCGCCTGCGTCAGTGTCGCGGTCACGTTCTGCCCTAGCACGCCACCAGCGGCGACAGAGGCGGGTGACGCATAGAAGTTCAGATTGCCGGTCGCTGGATCACCAGTGATCATCTCACCAAAACCAGTGACCTGTGCGAGCCAGTTGCTGCCTGCCGCGTTCACAAATGCATTGAAGCCGAAGCTGGTATCGACCGACAGCGCGTAGGAGCTGACCATCGCGGGATATGGCGCGGCAGACTGCGCCGACGCAGCGACGCGCAGCGAGCCGGTCATCCGGTCGCCAGCCTTGATCACCCGCGAGGTGTCGGATGGGTGAACGTGATCCTCGCGCGAGAAGTTTCCCGAGACGCCGACAGCGGCAGCGCCGTTCATCAGCGGCATGCTGACGCCGGGACTGCCAGCGCCCGCCGGACCCTGCACGCCCTGCGGTCCCTGCGGACCAACCAGCGACGTGCCTGCGGGCCACGCGCCGCCAGCCTTCGGGCCATAGATGAAGTTGGTTGCGGTGTTGATGTAGAAGTTGCCGTTGACGCCGACGCCAGCAGTCGGCGCAACGGTGCCGTAGAGCACGGTGTTGCCATCCACGCCCGGATTGCCCTGCGCACCCGTGTTGCCCTGCGGTCCCTGCGGTCCGGCGACACCCTGGGGACCTTGCCCGCCGGTCGCACCAGGAGCGCCCTGCGTACCCTGCGGCCCGGCAACGCCCTGCGGTCCCTGCGCTCCCTGCGGCCCGACATTGCCCTGCGGTCCCTGCGGGCCCGGCGGGCCAACCGCGCCCTGCGGTCCTGGCTTTCCCGGCAAACCCTGGCCGGGAGGTCCGGGCGGTCCTTGCTCGGGCACCGTGATGATCGCGATGTCTTCGGGCGCGAGCACCACGACAGGCGGATCACCGGCACCGATGCTGATGGCAGGCTCGTTGATGACCTCGACCTTGCTCATCGCGACGCTCCCGCATTGTTGGTCAGCGTGCCGGACCAAATCTTGGTCTTGCGCCCGACGCGCGTCATGATGTTGGAATGGTCGTAGTCGCCAAGCCCCAGATGCACGAGCGTGTCCTGCACGATCAGCACCGTGAACAGTCCGTTGACCGGATCGTAAATCTGCAGCTCGCCGGTATCGGTGCCGAGCCGTAGCACCGCCGCTTTATCCTCAGCGTGCCGCCGCAACATCATTTCCAGCGCTGCGCCGGTCAGGTCGATCGGGACGCCGGACGCGGTCGTGTACTGAAACGCCTGATAGAAATCGGCGTCGTTCTCGACAATGATGTTGACCGTTGCCATGGCTCAAAGCCCCGTGAATGCCGTGTCGATCTGCGCCAGCGTCGTGACCACGTTGATCGTTATGTTGTGGCTGACCTGCTGGAAGACCGTGTAGCAATCGTTGGTGTGCTTGTTCACGGCGTCCGACATCTCGATCATCTGCACCGCCGTGACATCGTAGAACTGCATGTCAGACGCGAACCACTTTGTGGTCCAAGTATCGTCAGCCTCTGCTTGCCGCCGCGCATCGGCGATGAACTGGCGGCTGCGGTCATCGGTCAGAACAGGGATGCCACCCGCGACCATGCCGCCATTGACCTTGGTGGTGCGCACGGTGATGGCGTAGCCCTGCAACTGCGGTTTGGTGTACTGATCCACCGCCGGTTGCGACACCTTCCCGGCAGCGGCGTCCCAGAGCCACCAAGGCTGGAAGCTCTGCACGTAGTCCCAGATGTCGGCTTCACTGGCGATGGCTGGCGCGGCTGCGAGGCCGTTGGCCGCCATCCATGCCGTGAAGGCGCTGTCGGCCAGCGGCACATAGATGTTGCGCGCCGACGAATAGACATTCGCCGCATCGCCTGCGACGGACCAGTACCAGTCTTTTGCATTGAACATCATCATCGAAGCGCTCCATCAATTGTACTGGCCGCCGCTTGAGACGACGCCCGGCTGGTTGCCGGGGAAGTAGCTCGCACCCGACCCTTGCGTGTTGATGACGCCGTTGAGGGCGGCGAAATACTTCTGGCCGGTGACGAAGCCTGCGCCGGGAAAGGTCGGCGCACCCGGCACCGGCACCGCGATCGAGCCGTTCGAGCTGGTGACGGCAATCGCAGCCGTGACGTTCATCGAACCGGCAAAGTTGTACGACGCGCCCTGCTGCAAGCCGACGAAGCCACTGAAGAAGGCCGCGAAGACTTCCTGACAGGAGCTGCCCGCGTTGAAGGTGTGGTTGCCGGGATAGACATAGCCGCCATAGGCTTCGAAAATATAACCGGCGGTCGCGCCCTGCGATGCCGTGTTGATCGTGGAGATCGACCCGCCGCTCGATGCGGCGAAATTGCACGGCGGACCAGAGCCGGTCCCGGTCTGCGTGCACAGGTCGCGCACGATCATGTTGTTGGCGTTTGTGCACGAGAAGGTGTGCGCGTTGTTGGCTCCCATCACGAAGGTCGCGGTTGGCCCGTTTCCCTTGATGATGATGGTCGGGCCAATCACGTTCGGCGTCCCGACCGCCTCGTTGAAGGTGCCGGACGACAGGTTGATGGTCATCGTGTAGACCGAAGGCCCGTACTTGAAGGTCTCCTGCATCGCGCGCGCGATCGTCCTGAACGGGCCATGCGGCCCGGAGACCACAGCGGCGCTGCCGTCATACAGCGCATCGTCGCCGGTCGCCGGGTTGCAGTAGAGGTTGGTGTTGGCCGACAGGATCGGCACGAAGGTCGCGGGCGCGAAGGATGCGCCGTACAGCTCGAAATTTCCGTGCGGGCCGTTGTAGACCAGCAGGGCGAGATAACTGCCGGGAAGATCGCCCGCCTGGAGCGCGGTGCCGCCGCGCCGCACGATGTTCTTGCCCGCCAAGCCGTTGATCGAGAGGACCGCCGGGCCGGTGTTGGTGACCGCGACCCGCACCCAGACGAACAACCCGTCAACATAAGCGATCAGCGGCGGCGTCAGCGCGATCGAGAGCAGGTTCGCCGCGCCGCTGTCCACGCCGTAGATCACGTGACCGGACTGCACCGACCGCGAGAGCTGATGCAGATCACCATCGGCGGGCACAAGCCCGGCATCGGTGATGAAGTTGACGATCTCGCGCTGCGGGAATTCGATCGACGCTGCGGGCGGGATCGACCCCATGATGCCGGTCGATGGATTGCCGTTGGTGTAGGCCGCGTTCGGATCGGAGACGCCATAGGGTTGCTGGTACTTCATCGCATGTGCTCCCGTTAAGGCGTTCCCGCCATCGGATCACCCGGATTGCTGAGACCGGAATAGTCGAAGATGATTTGCGTGTGGCCCGGCTTCCATCGATTGAGCACGCATTCCAGATCATCGGCGATGCCGATGCGCAGATGCGGATCGACGCCGGTCTGGCCGGACGCGCAGCGAAACCATGTCAGCCGCGCGCTCGCGACGTGCACGGTCCAGTAGTAACGGTTCTCCAGCGGTCCCAGCCCGTAGTTCGGCCACTCCGACAGTTCGCCTTGCGCGACCGGCACGCCGATCGGGTTGTAGATTTTCTGGCCCCACTGGTTGCGCATCGGATCGGGCGGCAGCGCGCCGTGAACGCGGCAGTCGCCGCAGCCATCCATGGCGACGAAAAACGTGCGAAACTCGGTGATCGTGATGGTGTAGCCGAGCTGTGCGGCGACGCCGATGAAGAACTCACGAGACTGCGCGCCCAGCATCGTCATGCGCATCACCAGCGCGAGCTGCCGGTCGGCGATCGACTGCGGGCTGGTGTAGCAGGGATCGGGCAGACCCCAGTTGCGTTCCCAGTCCGGCAGCAGCTCGACCGTGCTGCGTGGGTCGCTCTCGACTTCCAGCAATGTCGAGGCCCTGGTCTCGAAATCGCCCCAGATGCGCGTCAGCCCGCGCACGACCGTCATCAGCACGCTGTCGTCGTGACGCGGCCAAGCCTGCCCGACCGGCAGCAACCCCTGCATGGCGTCGGCGTAGTCATCTCCGGTGCGTGTGACGTGGTGGTCAGGGTCAGGCATAGAGCACGGTCCCCAACGTTGGCATGTAGGCTGGCGCTGGCATCACGGTGGTTTCGAAGTCCAACTCGTGCGTCTCCTCGCCGACCGCTTGGCTGATCGCCTCATCGACCCATGAGCGGTACATCGTCTGGCCCGGCTTCGAGCGCTTGAACTCCATGTCGGTGATCGACTGCTCGATGCGGGCGCGCACGGTCGGGTCGTCGTTGGTCAGGCTGGAGATCGTGATGTCGTAGAACGACAGGATCGGTGCCATGACGAAGCAGTCCTTCACGGTCACCGGCCGCTTGCTGTCGATGTAGTCGGACACCGTGTCGACATCGGCAGGCTGCGGCAGGCCGTGATTGTCAGGGTAGGTGTCGTCCATCAGGAAGCGCACCGTCATGGTGCCGGGTCCGATCTCGCACGCTGCCCACGCGCGCGTGACGCCCGGCACCGCTGTCGCCCATGCGACATAATCCGCAAGGTCGCCGCCCATCGGAGGGTTCTGGATGCGAAACAGGATGCGCTCGCGGAGCTGATCGTCGGTCTCGGTGTCGAAGCCGCCGGCCATGTCGCCGAACAGGATCGCGGTGTCGATGCCGGGGACCGTTTGCGACAGCGACATCACGTCACCATCCGGCAGGTTGCCGACCCTGCCTGCGGTCAGCGAAACCGCAGTTGCGGAGCCGAAGCCGTCAGCGCCGATCTCGCCCGCCGTGATGGTCTGGTACTGCACGCCATTGCCGCCGGTCATCAGCGCGCCGATCGGAATGACGATGCCGGTGCCGCCGGTGAACTGGACCTGCCCCTGCGCGTAGGTCGCCGCCTTGCGGCCCTTGGAGCCGTCAGCGTTGACCAGCCAAATTTGCCCGTGCCGATCCAGCCATTCCTGTTCGGCGGTATCGGGCATGAGCTGCTTGGCCAGCCAGTCGAGATACAGCAGGGTGAGATGCGTCAGTCCGGCCATCGCATCGCTCATGATGCGAAGCACCGAGTTCGGGACCAGCGCCACGCCGCCGACTTGCGCGAGCACATAGTCGCGCACGAGGCGACGAACGTCCTTGAGCGGAGGGGTTGTCCAAGGCATCAGGGCGCTCCCAACTCTTCCCACAGAGATGCATACCGAAGATCGATCGGCCGATCTGGACCGCGATAAATTACAACGCTCACGTCGATCCTTCCACGATCGGTTCTTGATGCTCCCGCATCAATACGCGACGCGATGCGCTGATCGGTGAACGGACGCAGCGCCTCGCGCGCGTAGCTCTCCGCGCGATAGACGGTGCTGCCTTCGCGCGCTTGCGATGGTGTGATCTTGGCGCGGCGCAGGAGCCAGAGCTTCGAGCCGACCGGCCAGCCGTTCCAGATTTCCTCCGCATCCATGTCGCCCCACCATCCGCCGCGATCGGTGCTGTCGGGATCGGGCAGCACCGCATCGGCGGGGACCAGCGCGTCGGTGCCAAGCGCGATGATGACCGCGCTCTGCAAGGCGAAGCCGTCGCCCAGGAGGTGCATCGGCGTCATCAGCCAGTCCAACTCGACGGCGGTGCCGACGATGGCGATGTCGGTCTGCTGGACGTATCGAACGTCAGGCATGTCTCGCCCTCACGGGTTCACATCTTGGGAAGTCGCCGGTCCCGGCTGCGGCGCGGTGACGAGAACGGCACCGCTGCCGCTCGTCTTGGTCGTCATGCCTTTGCCGCCGTTGACGCCGTAGACGGGGTGGCTGGCATTGTCGTCGCCGAGCCGCATCTCGCCAGTGAACGACCAGCGCGAGTTGCCCTTGTCGTAGTAGCCGACCACGGTGTCGCCGACGCGAAACTCGATGCGGTCCTTGGTGCAGCGGATTTCGGTGTTGATGCCGTCGCCCTTGTGGTGGTTGTAGTCCTGCTCCTGCTGACCGCCGTCGGCATCAGCCGTCGTCGCCACATGCAGGATGTCGCGCGCCTGCGGCGCCGGTGATCCACCCTGCTGCCCTGGCTGCTGCGCCTTTGGCTTCGGCTGCTTCTTGTTGTTGATGTGCCGCATGGAGACGTATTCGTCCGGGTGCGGCACGATCATGAACACGCCGCCGTCCTTGTCGTCTTTGCTGCTCGGCTTGATGTAGGTCAGGGACCGGCCGTAGTCGGTGTTCGGTCCGTACTGCGCCGACGACCCTGGCACCATGGTGCGCGGGCGATGCCTGCGATCGTCCATCATCACCGCGATGTAATGCGACATGCCGCCGGCCGACAGCATGATGGCTTCGGCCGCCTCGCCGCCGATGTCATCGTTGCCGTAGCCGCCGCCCTGGCCCTGCTTGCCATCGCGCGGCATCACCACCGACGAGAAGCCATAGTTCTGGGGAGCTTCGATGTTCTTCCGCTTGTGCGAGTGGAAGCCGTCAATGTCCGTCTCCTGCATCATGTGCTTGTCGGCGACGCTGTTCACCGTCGCGCGGAAGACCGTCATGAACGAACGAAACGAAGTCTCAATTGGCGTGCCGAACCTCATCCGAGTGGTCCTTTCTGATCGGGGGTTGTGCCGACGATGGGCGTTGTGCCGGCGTCGAACACCGACTTGCCGGGGTCGCCGCTGGTCTTCACGACCGGCGTGTCGCCGCTCGCCGGCTTGGCGAACGGAGCATGCGCCTTCATGTAGAGCGGATTGACCATCTCAAGCGTCGTCGTCGTGCCCGCGCCGTCGCGCTGGTCATAGGTGACCTTCTTGCAGGTGAGGTTGTTGTCCAGGATCAGCATCGGCGACTTCACGTGGTAGGTCTCGCGCGCCTTCCACAAGTCGCCGTTGCCCTGCACCCAGCCCTGCACGGTGATGTTTGCCTGTACCTCGCTGCCCTCGAACACGCGGCGCGAGGTGTCGGCCCGCCACTGGTACTCCTGCTTGTCGGCGGTCGGGATGTCGATGAAGTCGATCCACCAGACCGGCCGCTTGCCCTTGCCTGGAGCCTCGCCGACGTTCTTGTTCGCCGGGTCCATGTTCTTGTCGTCGTGGCTCGCGCCGTTGCCGATCGAAAAGTGCCGCTCATAGAAGTGCGTGTCGCGGATGACGCACGATGCGCGCAGGATGTTCTTGCCCTCGATCAGCTCGCCGACCGGGTTCGCGTCGTGGTCGCCGATCAGGAGCAGGTTGCCCAGCGCGTCGCTGCCGAGCTTCACGTCGCGCATGCGGCAGGCGCGCTCGATGAAGTTGTAGGTCAGTTCGCCGGGATTGTGCTGCAGCTCCTTGAAGACCTTGCCCGGTATCTTGCCGATCGTCTTGACGTTGACGCCGTGATACCCGGCCGCCTTCTTCGCCAGTTGCTCAAGCGACATGCCGTCATAGTTGCCGTTGGTGTCTGGCTTGATCGAGGAGATGGCGGTGTTGTAGGTCGTGGAGGTGCCGCTGATCAGGATCGAGTGCTCCTTGCCAGCGTAGCCCACCTGCCGCTCCATCACGAAGCCGGTGAGCGCGAGCTTGCCGCCCAGCATGATCTCGCATTTGTCGCCGGGCGCGATCTGCATCGCCGCGAATGATACCGGCGTCGGCGAAAATTCCGTGCACTCGAACGAGAAGTACGGGTTGGCCTGATCGGTATCATCGACCACGGTGACCGCTGTCCAGTCGCGGTACGGCATGCCGTTGACGCGAAGCTCGGCGATCTCGGTCGGGTTCTTCCACCCCATCACTGCACCGCCAGCATCTCGCCGTCGCGCGGCATGAATGCGGGATGGACGACCTTGTTCTGCCTCCAAAGCTCGTCGCTGTGCGTGGCGTCGCCGTAGGCGTGCTGCGACATCTTCAAGGCCGGGTAGGTGACCTGATAACGGTAGGAGATGACGCGCGGCAGGATCAGCTCGGTCTCGTAGAACTGCCGGGCGACGCGACCATGCAGCGCGACGATCGCCATGTAGCACGCTTGGTCCAGCGCGTCCGGCACGGCCTCTTCGACCTCCTCGAAGGCCGCCATCATTGTCGCCTTCATCGCCGTAGCGTCGTCACGCGAGGCGAACGCCAGCGTGGTCAATGCGATGCTTTCCTGTGCCAGGGAGATCGTGGCGAACATGAACTGCGTCGCGGTCGCGATCAGCCCTTCCGGCGTCTCCCGCAGCGCGGCCTTGCGGACCTGCGACAGCGATTGCTGGGTCGCGGCGGACATCCTGGCGAGGGTGAGCACAATCACCACGCGGTGCGTCAGGGTGCCATCGATGATGTAGTCGGACGCATTAGCGGCGATGTTGCCGACCGCTTGGCGGAATTGCGCGCCGGCCGCACCGCCCAGGCCGGGCGCGGCACCGAGAATAACCGGGCACATCCGCTGCACAATCTTCGACGCCTCTTCAACGTCGCGATAGGTCCAGTTCGCCGTCATGTTGGCACTCTTCCGACTGAGGTATCCCAAAGCGCTTGCACCTGTGTCGCCGACGGCGTCGCGCCGATCGTGCTCGACATGAAGGCCGCGACGGTGTCCTGCACGGTGCCTGCCGCGCCCAACGTTTCGGATGTCGGCATCGGAGCGACGCCCGCGAAGCCGGGCTTGCCGAATTCGGTGAACTCCATCTCGATGGAGCAGTAGCCGCCGCGCTCGCGAACTTCGGTGATGGTGTAAGTGCCCGCCATCACCTCGATGTTGTGCCCCAGGTAATCGAAGGGCATCTGCAGCGTGCCGGGGCCGTCCGCTTCGAGGCTGGCGATCAGGATGTCGCGATCGTCGAGGTAATTCGGGCCGATCAGAAAGCCGGTGACGTGGAAGCTGAGCGGCGTGCGGCCCATGTCCTCGCTGTAGGGATCGTTCCGCTTCGGATAGGTGTGCACCACGACGCGGCGCCCGCTGCTCCTTGCGCCGCTCTCGACGTAGAAGATCGCGCCGCGAAACGCTGCCTGCTGGAATTTGTCGCGCCACGGGTTCTTGATGTCCTTGATCGTGCTCATTGTGCGGCCTGCTTGCCTGTTGCTGGCATCGTCGGGGTCTGCTGCGGCCCGTTGTTGAACAGCGTCGAGGGAATGCGTGCGACGCCCTTCTCGGCGTCCTTCATCGCGCTGGCATCGATCGAGATGTCGAAGACGTTCTTGCCGGCCGCCGCCGCGCCGGTCTTGCCAGCGTTGAGCTGGTCGAAGTCCCTGCCACCGCGCTGCGAGCGGATGGCGTTGACGATGGTCATGCCCTCGTCGGCCTCCTTGTGACCGGGGTTGACCTCGCCATGGCCGACGACCGGCGTGTTTGGGAAGTTCTCGGCGACGAACCTTTTGGCCGCCGCGACCTGGGCTGGCGTCACGTCCTTGTCGTTCTTGGCGATGACCTCCATGCCGACGATGTTCTTATTGGACAGGAACGGCTGGCCCGGTCCCAAGATCGGCGACCGCCGATAGCGGTCTTCGGGCATGATGTTCGCGGCACCGCGCCCGCCGATCTGCACGATGTTGCCGTCACGATCCATCGCGTACTGCACGCCGAGCCCGCGCTGCCGCAGCGTGTTCTGGACGCTCTCGACGGTGCCGCGCCCACCGGTATGGTGCATGACGAAGGCGTTCACGCCCTCCATGTCCTTGGCGTTGACCGCTGGTGCCGTTACCGGGCCGCCAGCGTTCGCGCCTTCGGCCGGGTTGGGCACGTTCTCCACGCGCGGTCCGGGCCTTCTCCCGGCGGGCGGGGCATCCGTCGAGCTGCTGCTCGGTGCAGGCGTGTTGCTCGGCGCCGGGCCGCTGGTCGGTGCGGAGCCGCCGCTCGGCGCGGAGCCGCCGCCCTGCGCCTTCATCTGCGCTGCGCGCATGTCATCGAGCAGCTTCTGGTACTCGACGTTGACCTCGTCGGTTTTCTCGGTGGTCTTCTTGATCGGCAGGCCGACACGCGCGCGCCACCAGTTGCCGAAGTCCGTCCAGAAGGACGGCCCCTTGCCAGCCGTGACATCGCGGTCCTGCTGATCGCGCTGCGCCTTCAGCGCGGCCCCCGCCTTGTCGCTGGTGGCTTCCTCCTCGTCGGTGAGCATGCGCCCCCGGCTCAGGTCGTAGGAGCCGAACGCGGGTTTGCCTACCAACCGCCGCTTCTCGGTCTTGTCGAGGAAGTCCATGATGTCGGTGAGGCCCTTGGCCAGCGCGCCGAGACCTTCGCCGACGCCCTTGACGAACTCGCCGATCCCCTTGCCCAGGCGCTGGACATCCGCCGCCGTCAGCTTGCCCATCGCATCGGTGACCTTCTTCAGGCCATCGGCGAGCGCCTTCACGTTGTCCTTGTTTTCGAGCGCCTTGGTGATCGTCTCGACCAGCGGCTGCAGCGCTGTCGTCGCAGCGGTGCCGACCGTCAGCTTGAGCTTGTCCCACTGCAGCCCCGCCTTGATCCACTCCTCGTGATACTTCCGGGCGTCGGCGATCTGCTTGTCGGTCATCCCGGCAGCGTGTGCCATGCCCTCCATGGCATCGTTCCATTCGAGCCGCGCCGCCTCGATGTTGTTGAACCACATCTCGGCCCAGGCGCGCGCCTTGGCGGGGTCTGACTTCTTCAGCTCCTCCATGCGCTGCCAAGCAATCGCCATCTGATCGACGGGGTTCTTGGCGTTGAGGATCGAGCCCACCACGTCGGCACCGCCGAGACGGACGATCTCTTCCCACGTGCCGTGGATGCGGAGCTTGGCCTCGTAGACGACCTTATTGAAGTTCTCCATCATCTGGATGGCTTCGGGCTTCGTGATGTTGACGCGCGCCGCCGCATCCATGAAGCCGCGATACTGCTGGATCGTGAGGCCGACGCGGTCAGCGCCTTCCTTCACCTCGACCAGACCCGACGCGAACGAGTTGAGCCCGACCGCCGCAGCGCCGAGACCAAGCACGATGCCGGACAGCGAGAGCGAGAAGCCGCCGAGTGCCGGCTTCACCACGGAGATGATCTCGTTGGCGACGCCCTTGAGGCTCTGATGGAGGTGCTGCAGCTCGCGCTCCATCGTGGAGGTGTCGCGCTTCTGCCCGGTCTGCGCGAGCGTGCGCCGCCACTGCTCGACCGCCGCGATGGCCTCGGCCGTGCCGCGCAGCCTGAATGTCATCTCCAGTGCGTCGTCAGTCGGCATCGGCAGTTTCCTTCTGCGCGGCCTTCTGCGGCTGCGGCTGCGGCTCCTTGGTGTGCTGCCGCTGTTGCGTCACGCTGGCGATGCTCTCGCCCTGCGCGTTGGTCCTGACCTCAACATCGCCCTTCAGGGCCTTGACCTTGAGGTTGATGTGCAGCTTCCGCTTAAGCGTCGCATTCTCGTCGCGGATCGCGTCGTCGAGCATGTAGCCCGGCAGGCCGCCTGCGCTTGTCGTGCGATCGGGGATGATCGGCTGCGGCGCCTTGGCGAAGCCGGTGGCGCTGCCGCCCTGCGATGCCTGCGGGTTCGCCCTGGCCGCATTCATCGCGCCTTGCCAATCGAGCAGCGCCGCACTGCTCGACGCCGACGCTGTCGTGGGCGGCGCCGGGCTCTTGCCGTCAATCTCGGTCGCGACCGAATGGGCCCAGCCGAGATACCTGTCGGCTTCGCCGCGCCGTCGCAGCGAGCCAAAGTATCGCGTCGCGCCGCCCCATCGGCCGTTCTCGCCGACGCCCGCGATGACCTTGTCCTTTGGAATGGCTTGGTGCCATTGATTGACGAGCGCCTGCGCCTGCGCGTCGGGATCGTTGACGTTGCGCCCGCCGAGCCCATAGCGCGCGAGATCGCCCGGGCCGAATTGATTGAGCCCGCCGCCCGGCGCGTTGCGGTTCAAGCCGCTCTCCTGCTGGGACGTTGCGAGCGCGAGCGCCGCCCACTCTTCCGGTGTGCCCTTGTTGATGCCCCATTTGGGACCATCGGGCGGCACGTAGCCGTCGAGCGGGCCGCCCTTGAACTTGGCGACATAAGACTTGTACAGGGCGCCCGCATCGACATCACCGCCGCCGCCGCGCCGCTGCCGCACGACGCTCGGGTCTCCACCTGCCGAACGCGGGCCGCCGCCGCCCGGACCATAACCGGTGCCCGGCACGAAGCCCGCGCCGACCGCGCCAGTGTCAGGACCAATGGCGCGCGGGCCGCCGGTCGATTGCGATGGTGCGAAGCCGGGAATGTTCGCAGCCGGGCCGCCAGCGCCGACGCTGTAGCCGCCCGGCACCGCAGCGCCAGCGCCCAACGCACCGCCGCTCGGCAGGTAGCCGCGCCGCGCTGCCTCGTTGAGCGTGTTGATCTGCTGCAGAAGGTCCTTGGTCCGGTCCAAGCCATCGGACAGCTTGTCGAAGCTGTCCCGGTTCTGCTGCTCCATCAGTTGCGCGTTCGCGCCGGTCATCCCGCCGATGACGGAGCCCAACGAGGGCAAGCGCCACGTCCATGGCTTCGACGGCGTTGGCCTCGTTTCCAGCTCTTCCTTGCTGGCGTGCTGCGAGGCGACCCACTCCAGAATGCGGTAGATCATCGAGGCCGACTTGAGCGCAACGTTGATGCTCTCGCCGAACAGCCGACCCGACTGCTGCAGGTCGCGCTTGGTGATCTGGGAGATGGCCGTCGCCGCATCCTCCAGGCCCTTGACGATCTGATCGAACAGCGTCGGGTCATCGGCGAAAATCTTGTTCAGGTTCTCCATCGCCCGCGTGAAGCTGGGGAGCACCTCGACGCCCAGCTCCTGCTTCAGGTCATCGAATGCCTGCTCCAGCTCGACCACGGCGAGGTTGAACTTGCGCGCGGCTTCCTCCTGCTCCTTGGTCGGAGCGACGGCCATGGCGGCCCAGCGCTCAACTTCCTTGAGCGACTGGTTGATGAAGCGGTAGTCGCCGAGAAGCTGCTCTGACAGGAAGCGTGCCCGGTCAGGTGAGGCCTCGCGCAGCTTGTCGATGCGCGCCAGCACAAGGCGCAGCGCCTCGGTGTTGTTGCCGCTCTTCTCCAGCGCGTTGACGAGACCGCCGTCGCCCCAGCCGACCAGCTCGGCCCGAAGAGCGCCCATGCGCAGCCGGATGTCGTCGGCCTTCTTGGCGAAGCCCTGCAGCGACTGCATGGCCGCTTCGTTGCTGATGCCGTGGGCCTGCGCCGCAGCGGCATAGCCCTTCATGGTCTCGATCGAGACGCCGGTCTCTTTCGCGATATAGCCCATCTCGACGGTGGCGTGAGCGAAGTCCTTCGCCGACTTGGCGGCGCCGACCAGCGTTCCGGCGACGGCTGCAGCGCCGAAGCCCAGGGTCACGCCGAAGCGAGAGAGTGCCGGCGTGATGACGTCGCGCAGCTCACGGCCGACAAGGTGTACGCCACGCTGCAGCGACTTGGCGTTCTCGACCGGCTGGCGCGTGTTCAGGCCGGTTGAGTAGAGCTTCACAATCTCACGGTTGAGACGGACGAATTCGTCCATCGCTTCGCGATGACCTGCGACTGTGACTGGTAGGCTGCTGTCGACCATCTACTGAGCCTCGGGCGGTCGCGTTCGCTCCATAAGCTCAATGGTCCAGTGCAGGTGCCGCTCCACTTCCGAGATCGGCTTCGCCAGAAACACCGCCGGGTCTTGCCCATAGTATTTGGCAAGCCGGTAGCAATTCAGCACTAGATCGTCAGCCTTGGTACGAAAAAACGGGACAGCCTCCACGCCGCGTTGATCCAGTCCTGCGACGACAGGTTCTTGATCGTTGACGGTGGCACGCCCGCAAGCTGCACCATCATCGCGCTCATCTCACGCTGGTTGAACGCGATGCGCGGCGGATCGACCGAGAAGTCGATCGTCGCTGGCACGCCTGCCGCCTCGATGTCAGCGCCGGTTGGCTCGCGGAAGACCAGCTCGCTGATCTTCTCGCCGTGGGCCACGACCTGCTTGTCGAGGGTGATCCTGATCTTGTCGTCGGGCGCCGCAGCAGGCTTTGGCTCTGCTGCGGTACCGTTGAGGTTCTCGCCGTCCGCCATCGGCACACTCCGTCAGTTTGGCTAGAAGATTTCGTCGCTCTGGACGCCTTCGAACCGAACACGGAACTGACCGTCGCGCGTGTTGATCTCGAAAGCCGATTTGCACCACGCGCTGCGGAGCGTGTACACCGTGCCGTTGATCAGCTCGGCGGTGACGGTTGCATCGGTGATGCGCTCGATCGCCTCAAGGCTGAGGCCGGGAAGGGTTGAGCAATCGCCCTCGATGTAGGGCACGCGCGGCAGCTCCTGATAGCCGTGCACGCGGTCCTGGCCGGCGATGCCGGTGCGCTCGACCATCGACATCGAAACGGTGAATGCACCTTTGAGGGGATATTGGTTGCCGTCCACCTTGAGGAAGGCCGTGCCTGCGATCGGGACACCCATTGGCTGTCTCCCTGTCTCGCTTGCTCGATGCACATTGTCCCACCGGGCATGTGCGCTTTCAAATGTTCATACAGATGCTGCTGCATTGAAAAAACGGGCCGGTTGCCCGGCCCCGAAGTTTCGAGAGATCAGCTTGCTTACGCGAGGGAGGTATCCACGCCGCGATCGTACTGGAGCCTGAACTGCGCCAGCACCGCGAAGATGCGGAGCTGGTTCACGAGGTCCGGCGGGTAGAGCACGTTGACGCGGTTGGGATCGTTTGGGTCGCGCTCGACAATCAGGTTCTGCTTGAACGCAATCGCGTTCTCGACCAGCCCGTTGTACTCATCGACGCGATACTCGGCGACCAGCTCGGCCTTGATGATCTTCGGCGTGACGATCGCCTGACCGGGTCCGAAGCGGGTGCCGTCGTCGGCGAGCTTGTGCCTGGGGAATTTCGAGGTGATCGCCTGCCGCTGGTTGCGGAAGAGCCGCGCCAGCGTCGCAAGCGTGGTGACCACCTCGTAGGCGTCGTCCGGCTGGCCGTAGAGGTTCTTCTGGTAGGTGGTGGTGTCGCGCATGATCGCCGGGATGCCGTCGCCGTTCGGCCGCTGCGTGGCCATGCCCACCGTGGACATCGCATTCAGCTCGGCCATGGTGAACTTCTGGTGCTTCGGCGCGGGCAAGCACCCCTGCAACGTCAGGGTCTGCAGCGGCCGGGCCGGATCGTTGAGCAGCGCGCGTGCGGCCTTCGCGGTGTAGGCCGCCGCATACTCCCACGGCGCAGTCGGCGTCTGCTTTTCAAGCGCCATCACCGAGACCACGGGCGAGTTGTTGTTCGGCCCCCAGGTGATGATGTTCTGGTAGGTGTCCTTGTAGGACGCGAACACGTGGCCGTAGAGCTGGCGCATCCAGCCCCAGCGCCCGCTGTCGCTGAAGCCGTACTCGTTCTCCCATGCCACAAGCGAGGTGCTGTCGGTGAAGGCCAGCGCCACATACTCGAACGGCTCGTCGCCAAGGTTTGCGAGCGCGGTGTCCATGTCCGGCGTGCCGGTGCCGCCGGCAAGCTTGCCACCGTTGTCGTAGGTCAGCCCGAGGCCATCGGGCATCCGCTCCCCGGCAAGGCTCCCGCCGTAATTGTCGCGCACGTCGATGAAGTTGCCATCGATGCCCTTGTGCCGCGCGGTCAGGGTCACGGCGCTGGCAATTGAGTTCGCCGTCACCGCCATGCCGGGATCAGCCTGGATCGCTGCCACGATGTTGGTCGCGACCTCGTCGGCGGTGTCGTCGGCGGCGACGCCGATCTGCACGCGCCTGCCGTTGACGTAGAGGGCGAGCGTGCCCGCGCCGGTCGGCGGCGAGGAGACGGTGATGGTGCCGGTCGCGGCGACACCGGCCGCAGGCTCGGCGATCGGCAGGCCCCACACCTCGGCGGCAAAGTTGTTGTCAAAGATGCGTTCGAACATGTTGTCAAGCATCGAGCCCGCGCCGAAGAAAGCACGCGCCTCCTGCTTGCTGCCGATTGCGATCGGGATGTCGAACGGCACGGTTGACCCGCCGTCACCAGGCGCTGCCGACGCCGCGTTTGCGTGACCGACGACCAGGATGGCCTGACGATAGACCGGAAAGCCTGCCATGCTGGGGTCCACCTCGACCCAATACAACGGCATCCTCCAGTTCGCAGGGATCGAGTTGAAACTAATCGGCATGACCATCTCCCTTGTCTGTCTCGGCCGACGCGCCGACAGGCGGTGCGGTCAGCAGTGAACCTTCGGCGACGCGGCGGCGCGTGAAGCCGTCGTGAGGCCACGACGTTCCCTTCGAGCTATCGCGCAGCGGGCCGCTCACGGGGTGGACCAGACCCGCGCCGTTCTGGCCGGGCCAGACCTTGATGGTCGGCATCCGGCTGGGCGTGATCTGCGACAGTCCCTTGTGTTTGATGGAGATCATATTGAGCCACCACTTGTTGGACTTCAGCCGGGTCCGATGTCGGGCTCGGGTAGCGGGTTTCGACGTGGATGGTCTTGAGATCGTCGGGCACGATGGGCTCAAACCAATCGGTGTACTGCAGCACCATCTCGATGCGGATTTCGTAGAGTGTGGTCTCGCCGACCTTCGCGAGCTGCGAGATGCGATCCATCGACAGCACGCCCTCGGACAGGTTGACGAATTTCGGATTGCGCAGGAGCACGGTGTCGAGCTGGCTCATCCAGTCCTCGAGGATGGAAGGCTGGTTCGCCTCGTCGGTGAGCGCCTTGGTCGATCCGGAGATGTTGAGCGTCAGCTCGGTCCTGAATTTCGGTGGGCCAATGTCGGCATCGCCCAGCGCGTTGCGGCGCTCGCGCACGATGTGCACGGCAACCATCGGCAAGTCGGCTTCGTTGATGATCAGCATCGGCTCCAGGCCGAACGTCTTGAACGTGCCGGGCATGCCCGCCTGGATGAGCTGCATCGCCGTCTGCTGGATTTGGATGGCGTAGGTGCTCATGTGTCACCCGCCGGTTCTGTCGCGCGGAGCTGCAGCGTGGCGCCGCCCTGACCGTCGAGTGAGATGTCGCTCTGCCAGTACATGATGCCGCTCGCCTGATGCAGGAAGCGGTCGCCGCGCACCGGCTGCCACGGCCAGTCCGAGAGCCTGATGCCCATGGTCGTCTGCTGGTCGCTGAAGACCTGACCATCCGCCATCTCGACGTTGAGCGCGGCGGATGAGTAGACCCCGGACACCGGCACGGGTGCGTTCCCAGGGCGCGACTTCGAGGGATACCAAACGAACGGCACGCCGAACGTGCCGACAGTCGGCCCCAGAACAAGGTTGTCGAAGTCGATCCCCATCGGCGCCGCTCAGGTGTACTTGCCGCGAAGCAGCGCGCTCGGCTGCGTGCAGTAGTTGAGCGCGTTCTGCTGCGTGTCGAGGTGGATGCCCTTGCCGTTCGGCATGTCGTACTGCTTGACGTAGCGCGGCCTGCCCATGGTGTTGACGGTCTCGATGTAATCGGCCGGTGCGTACACCGTGCGGAAGAGGCCGGGCACGCCGATCGGATAAAAGTAGGCGTGCTCGCTATCGACAAAGGCCGTGCCGCCGACCGATCCGCGATAGTTGGTCCACTCGATCCCGCCGAACGGGAATGAACCGAACGCCAGCCCGCCGTTGACATAGCCCTGCCGCAGCTCGGCCGCCGCCTGGGTGTTGAGGTAGGTCTGCCGGACTTCCGGGTGCGCGATCAGGCCGTCGTAGAAATGATCGCCGCAGATGCAGCCCACGCCCATCAGCGGAGTGCCGCCGAGTGAGTTCGCCATGGTGCGGATCACCGCAGCGCACTGCTGGCGCAGGGTGCCCGGCGCGGGGGTGGCCGCGTCGAGATTGAAGTCGATGTCGGCGGGCGGGCCTGCAACTCCGAACTCGGTGTACAGGTTGAGGGTGCTGCCGTCCGCATAGGTGACGACGCCAAGCACGGCGCCGACGCGGGAATATTCCATCGTCGCTTCGAAGCTCTGGCCCGCTGTCTGCAAGCGGTCGGCGACCTTCGCCATAACAGCCTGCTCGCCGGTCTCCTCGCCGAAAGGCCGGATGTTCTGCACCTCTTCGGCCATGACGGCGTCGTTGACCTCGAAGTGCGGGACGGAGAGCAAGCGAAGCGCGCGCTTGGTCTTGTCGATCGTCACGCCGGGGGCGCCACGCGGCGTCGGCGGGACCAGCCGGATGATGCCGTTCTGCTCCTCGATCGCGACCGCAGTGGTGTTGATCGATCCTTCGGTGAACAGCCCGATCGAGCCCAGGTAGCCGGGCACGAACAGCATCTTGTTGATGGCGTCCGTCAAACTGACGATGGTGAATGCGTCAGTGTGGAATACGTCGAGCATTTTGCCTTCTCCCTTGGCATCATCGCGCTTGCTCCACGATTTCCACGTTCAGTTTCGATAAGTGATGTGCCTTCGCGTTAGGACCGCACGATGATGTGGTTTGCAGCGAGGAACGCCGCGATGGCGTCCTTGTCGGCCTGCACGGCACCAGCGAAATACGTGAGGCAGTTGCCATTCACCTCGGCGTCGCGCATCAGCACCGCGACCTTGACGCTCGTGCCAGCGCCCGTTGTCGCGGCGCCATAGATCGCGATGGCATCGCCTGCGGTGGCGTCGGTGATCGCCACGAAGTTCGCGCCCGACTTCTTGACGACCTGCCCAGCGACGAAGCTGGCCGGATCGAGGAAGGTGCCGCTGCCGCGCGAGCGCTCGCCGTTCGCTTCGGACAGGATGAACTCGGCCGGATGACGGGTCTCGTTGAGAACAGGCATGTTGGTCTCCTCGTTTGGTGCGCGGCTACTTCTTCCCGCTGATCCGCGCGTTGAGCTTGTCGATGATGATGTCCCACTTGCGCGGCGCCGGAACGCCCAGCGGAGCCGGACGGTGCGGGATGACGGGTGCCTGCGCCTCGATGCGGGCGCGCTCTGCCAAAAGCGCCTTGCGCACCTCGGCGATCGGCTTCTTCTCCGCGATGAGGCTGCGCGCCATGGTCGGCAGCGCTGCCATGTTGCAGAGGTCGAGCACCTCGTTGACGTAGCGCGCATGCTCGTCGGCGCCTTCGGTCTTCGCCTTGGCGCGCAGCTCGACCACGTTGGTCGGCGGCTCCGGTGCCGGCGGGTCCTGGGGCGGCGGGGGTGGTGGCGCAGGCGACGTGTCGTCACCTGCGCCGTCCCCTTCCTTCGGCTGCGGCGGCGCAGCCTCAGAAGACATGACGGCCTTGATCCTGTCGGCGGCCTTCCGCGGCAGGAGCCGCATGGAGTAATTGGCCGCGAGCTTCACCGCGCCAGCCTGCTCGTCGGCGAGGCCCAGCTCGATGGCCTCTGCCGCGTCCATCAGGCGATCCTCTTTCATGATCGCCGCGATCTTGGCTTCCTTCTGCCCGGAACGGGCTGCGTAGGTCGCGGTGATCGACGTGTCCAAGCGATCAAGATCATCGGCGAGCGCGCGCATGTCGTCGGCGTTGCCCATGGAGAAGCCGCTCGCCCCGTGGATCAGCAGGAAGGCGTTGGCGGGCATGACGATCTTGTCGGCCGCCATCAGCACCACCGACGCCGCCGAAGCGGCGATGCCATCTACGGTGGCCGTCACCGTCGCCGGATGGTTCTTCAGCGTGTTGTGGATCGCGATGCCGTCGAAGGCGTCGCCGCCAGGCGAGTTGATGCGGAGGTTGAGCTGGGTGATGTCGCCCAGCGCCTTGAGGTCGGCGTCGAACTGCTTCGCGCTGACGGTGTCGTCATCCCACCATGACGCGCCGATCTCGCCATAGATCAGGATTTCGCCGGTCTTCTCTTCGGCCTTCATCGTGTACCAGTGGCGCATGATGGGCTCCTAAGCTGCCTGTTGATCGTTGCCGTCGCCAAGGTCCTGGCTGGCGTCGGCCTGTTCCTGCGGGTCCGCGTTCGGATCGTCCGGCTGGCTCGCCGCTGCCTGCAGCACCGGGAATGCGAGGCCCAGGTCCTCGGCGCGCTCCTTGTCGGCGGCGATGCGCTGATCGTTTTCCTCCGGGTCGTAGCCTTCGGCCTCGATGACATCGCTGCGCGACTTGAAGCCCGCATCCACCGCGAGCTTCTCGGCCTGCCGGTCCTTGAGCGGGTCCACCCATTCGAAGCGCGGCGCGATCCACTTCGCGCGCGTCATGACCTTCTCATTGCCGACGTAGTCTGCGGTGGTGACAGGGATCGCTGCGGTCAGCACCGCGTCGTTGAACCAGCGCCGCCAGACCGGCCGGCAGAACTGATGCACGATGATGTTGTACTGGAGCTGCTCAAGCCTACGCCGATACTCCACGATGACGCCGCGCAGCGAGCTGTAGCTCGCGCGCCGGGTGTCGCCTGTGCCGATCATGTAGGGCACGCCCATGGCCGAGAACGCCGCGAGCTGCTGCCTGTACTGGAAAGCCTCGTAGGAGCCGCCGACATCGGCGGGCTCGCTGAATTTGACATCCTCGCCTGGGAGGAGAGCCTGCATGGTGCCGGGTTCAAGCCCGCCAAGACCGACGCCCAGCTCCATGGGCTGCTCTGCATCGGTCATGGCCGGTGCGGGCAGGATGTCTTCGGGCGCCGGGCTCGTCACGAAGCCCGCGAAGAGTGCCGCGATCTTTTTGCGCTCAAGCTCCGCGTCGTCGTACTGGTCGAGGAAGAACAGGCGCGTCATCGCGGCCGAGACCAATGGCACGCCACGCACCTGACCGGGCCGCGTCGGCCGGAAGATGTGCAGCACCTGATCTGCCGGCACGCGCACCGGCTGCATGTTGAGATAGACCTGCGGATCGACCGGCGCGTCGCCTGGGTGGCCGGGGAAGAACCAATAGGCGACGCGTTTCGCGACGTAGTCGAACTCCACGCCGTTCATGATGTAGTTGCCGTTCGACGCGATCTGGTTGAGCCAGTACGGGCACATCTCGCTTTCGAGCAGCTCGACCTGCAGCGGCACCGTGAGCCCATCCTCGAGGCGGCGGGAGCGCAGGCGCACGAAGATTTCGCCTGCCTCGAAGAGCGCGGATGCGACGACGCTTTGCATGCCGTAGAAGTCGGTGAGGCCGTCTGCATCGGCCTCATCGGTCCAGTCCATCCAGACTTCCATGACCTGCTTGCGCAGCTCTGGATCATCGGTGATCAGCGACGACGGCTTGATGCCCGCGCCGATCAGGTTGGCGACGAAGTTCTCCCTGGCGGCGACCGCATGCGCGCTATTGCGCAAGAGGTCGCGGCAGCGCATGCGCAGGAGCGGTCCCTGCGCGGCCATGATGGTGTTGATCGAATACTGTGTCGGCTTCCATGACGCGAGCCGCCGCCGATAGCGACCACCGTCGAAGCCACCGCTGGTCGAGCCCGCTGCGGATGAGAACGGATCAAACTGGTTCGTCGGCCGAACCAGTCCCATCTTTCCCAGCAAGCCCTCCGCGAGCATGTCGCGGAAAGCACTCATAGGCTACAGCCCCTTGTCAGCCGGACAAACGATCCTGAACTGCCGGGTCGGGACTAATCCTGCGACTTCGTTTTCCATGTCGTTGAGGATTTGCAGCATCTCGGCGAGCGAGCGGTATTCGACCCGCTTGTCGCCGTAGCTGACCGTCGAGGCGCCCTGTGCAATGGCGTAGCGCAGCGCATCGATCTGCGACTGCGTTGCCAGCAATTGCGCCGGGGTACGGGCCTGGAGCTTCCTAACGCGCATGGATTACACGCCGAGATAATTCGACCTGACGATCCTTCGCCTTGGTGTTGCTCGGCCACGATCCGCCTTGCGCGGCGCCACTTCGGGCTGCGATGGAGCCTCTTGCGGCTCAGGCTCCTCGCTCCGGCTAGCTGTAGTCTCGTTTCCTCTTGATGGCAATGCGATGCGCTGCACGTTGAGAAGATAGCCGCCCGCTGCCTGCATCGCTTCGCAGTCGAGAAAATCGTGATGACGCCCGCGCTCGATCCACGTCGGCCTGCCGTTGGGCTGCACGACGCGCGCCTCGCCGACGAGCGGATGACAGTAATCGTCATCAACGCCCTTCGGCAGATGCCACGCGCCCGGCTTGTCCTGGCGCCAGCGGATGCGCTCATGCACCCATGATTTCCAGTGGTCGGTATCCAATCGCGCGATGTCGAGGCCGAACTTGCTTTTCTTGCCGGCGCGGTTGACCTCGACCTTAGAAAAAATCAGCGGCGTGCGCATGGGCGACGAGCTGCCCTTGGTCGCGCGCACGCGCCTGCCCATGCGGCGGCAGAATTCGTAAATGCGGTTGAGGGGCAGCGTGTCCACCTTGCCGGGCCGGAAGCCGCTGTCGATCAGGGTGAGCCTGATCGGCACGTCGTTCACGTCGCTGGTGATCAGGTCCGCGAGCGCATCCCACACCTCCTCATCGGCGGTGTCGCCCTGCAGCTTGCCGTAGTCGATCAGCCATGACGTTGCGCGCGGACCCCAGCCGCGCAGCACCCATGGCAGCGACTGCTTTTGCACGTCCACGCTGAGGATGAGGTAGAGCACGCCATCCGGTACTTCCCCGCGCGAATAGAGCGAGCCGTGCGACTTGTTGCGCAGCTCCTCCCATTCCGGCACCTCGCCGCCGCCCGGCGCGTACAGCTCGCCGAAGCCAGCGTTCATGGCCTGCTGCACCATGGCCTCGTCGCCGGACTGCTCGGCCTCGACCAACACCGCGACCCGCTCGCCGAACGAGACGAATGGCGAAGCGAGACCCGAGACCCAGAACGAGATGGACTTGCTTTCGACCGGCACCCCGTGCACTTCGCCATGCACATCGACGGTCTGGCCCGGTGCGACGTAGCGCCCGCGCGCGTTCATGTCGGCCTTGTGCGTGTCCTCGATCACGCCGCCGCAGTGGGGGCATTCGAGGAAGGTCCCTCGCGCCGCCTCAAGCGGCGGGGCCTTGCGGGGATAGTGCAGGAGGTTGAAGCGCGGAACGAAATACTCGGCGCAGTGCGGGCATGGCCAGCACCAGTGGTGCCGCGTGCCTTGTTGCCAGAGCTGCCATATCGGGCTCTCGATGTCTTCGACCACGGTGACCTCCCAAAACAGGAGACCGCTGCGCTTGTCCTTCACGGCCTGCACCCTGCCGCGCTTCGGGGTCGATGTCACGACGCAGACGAAGTCTGCATAGGTGTCGCCGCGTCGCTCGACCAGACCCAGCGGGCCGCCCTGATTGTTCACGTTGTCGCGCATCTCGTCGTACTCATCGACCAGCGCGAGCACGGCCGGGTCCGATTTGAGCGCCGTCGAGCTGCCGCTGTGCGCGAGCCGGAAGGGCACGCCCGCCACCACCTTCCGCGTCTTGGTCATGCGCTTGCCGCGCGCGAGCTTGGCGGTCAGCGTCGGCGCTTCATCGAGCAACGCCATGACGCGAGGCTCGCACTGCTCCGACAGAAACTGCTTGTTTGGGCCGACATACAGGATCGGGCCTGGACGCTGATCGAGGCGCTGGCCAGCGACATCGAGCATGGCTTCGCTCTTGCCGGTCTGCGCGCCGAACACCATGACGACGCGCTTGAAGGCCGCGCTGGCGATGACGCGCTCGGGTTCGATCACATAGGGTGTGAGGTGCGGATCACGCGGACCCGGTACTGCCGCCGTGCGAGGGTAAATCCTGTTCTCCGCTGCCCATACGTCCGGGGTCACCTCCTTGGACGGCACCAGCAGCAGCGCTCCGCGCGCCCAGAAGGTATGCCTTTTCGTTAAAAGCGTCCGCGAGGCGGTGGAGGATGTCATGGAGTGCCCGATCTATCGTGCGGCGAAAGCTTAGGTCGCGCGTGACGCGGGGCGCCAAGCCTGCCAATTCGGAGCGAAAGGTGCCGACCATCTCGTCGACGAGACCATTCACGTCCTCGACCTGAACCAGCCGTCGTTCGTTCTCCAGGTTGCGCAATTCGATTTCGCGGGCACGGGCGTCGCGCACCCGGCTGTCCGCCGCACTCTTGCTGCTGCGGCGCTCGCAGTCACGCAGGAAGCGGATCAACGCGCGCACGCCCGCAATGAAGGGTATCATTCCGCGGCTTCCGCGAGGCAATGATCCTTCGCGCTGGAGCTGGCGAATATAGGTCGGCGTGTAGTCGGCGAACGCCGCGAACTCGGTCACAGTGATGAACCGGTCGCCTGCGGGCGGTTGGTCGTCGCCGCCGATGTCTTCTTCGTTGCTCAACGGACACCGAGATATTTGTGCGTCTGGATCGAGATGCGCCAGCCGTTGCGTCGGGCGGCATCCATGCAAAGCTCTGTCGCCTTCCTGCTCATCGACAGCGGCTGAAGCCAGACGAGCGCCGGACCATAATGCTCGATGCAGCGCTTGAGGGTTTCGACATCGGCGGGCTTGCCGACCGGCATCTTGATTTCGTTGGCGCGCTGCCACGCATCGGCGCGGAAGGTCCTGCCTCCGGGCATGTGGAGTTTCGGCGAGACGGTGACCCATGCGCGCGGGTCGATGCGGATTTCCTCGGTGCCGCTGGTCTCGACCTGCACAGTCCAACCGGCGGCGATCATGCGGCGCGACAGTTCGGTGAGGTCGTACATGCAGGGCTCGCCGCCGGTCAGGACGAGATGCCGGGAGCGGGACGGCCTGAGGGTCAGGATCAGTTGATCGACGGTGACGCTGGCATAGGCCGGGCTTGTGACAGTCTTGCTGACGATGTCGGCGAGAGTGACGACCTGCGCCGGGTCCATCTCCCAAGTGTACTTCGTGTCGCACCACGGACAGCCGACATCGCATCGCTGAAGCCGGACAAACATCGATGGCATGCCGGTGAATGTGGCCTCGCCCTGTACGGTCTCGAATAGCTCGTTGACCGGGAGCATCAGATCACTGCCTCGCATGAGCATTTTCGGGTCTCGTCTACGACGACGCGCACGAGCCTGACGGACGGCGGCAACACCCTGGGACCGACAACGGTCAGAAGGTGCGCGGCGATGTTCTCGGCGGTCGGATTGAACGGCACGGTGACGATCGACGGATCGATGATGACCAGCGCCGACAGAAGCGGATCGCGTTGCCAGAGGAGCATGCGGTGATCCCAGTTATCTTCCAGCCACATGCAGAGCGTGGACTTGACGACGCTGAAGTCGATGATGCGGCCCAGGTGATCCAGGGCGTCGGCTTCACAGTGAAAGTGCACGCGATAGTTATGGCCATGCAGGTGCTGGCACTTGCCCTCGTGATCGACCACGCGATGGCCGCACGAGATGTCGTGATAACGGATTGCGCGGATCACTGGCATCGGAAGCCCCTTGCTTGGATGAGCGCCAGGACCTCGGCGCGGGCGGCCGGGCCGTCGCGGAAGATGCCGCGCATCACGGATGTGGTCATCGTGGCTCCGTCTTCCTTCACCCCGCGCCATGTCATGCAAGAGTGGCGTGCGCTGAGCACCACGGCAAGACCACGCGGCGCGATGATGCGCTCCACCTCGTCGGCAAGCTGCATGATGGCCTCCTCCTGGATTTGGGGGCGCGACAAAATCCAGTGAGCGATGCGAGAGAGTTTCGAGATGCCGATCACGCGCGCGCCAGGAATGACGCCGAACCACACCTCGCCCTCGATGGGACACAGATGGTGTGAGCACGCGGACCGGACGGTGATGGGGCCGAGGACGTAAATCTCATCCATCGATCTGACGTTCGGGAAGTCGGTGCACGTCGGCGGCGGCTGATAGCGCCCAGCAAAAACCTCGCGCACGAACATTTTTGCGAGACGCTTCGCGGTGCCGCGCGTGTTGTGATCGTTCTCGGTATCGATCACCAGGGCATCGAGCATTGCACCAGCGCAGCGCTCGACCTCGTGCTCGATGGCTTCGAGGTCACCGGGCTGCAGGACATCGGAAATGTTGTCGTTGGCCAAATAGGTGCGGCCGGCCGATTTGAGCCGTTTTCGGACGGTGTCACCCGGCTTTGGGGGCAAAACACCGATTGTCTCTCTATCCGTCAACGGCTTACCCCGCTTTTTCCGTCGTTGTCTGTAGTTGCAGACGCGTCTACGTTCTCGTAGTGCGAGCAATTCCGCCCGCTCGGATAATCCGAAAAAGGACTGAAAATGATCTTCGAAACCAGCAAAGAACCTGTCTCCGTTGCCGGCAAGAACGGCGACGCCCTGGTCCCAGGCACGCAAGCACGCGATGCCGCAGAGAAGGAAGCGAAGTCGACCGGCAAGCCGGTGACCATTCGACACGCCGTCACCGACAAGGTGCTCGCGACCGTGAAGCCGCCGAAGCCCACGGTTACGAAGAAGGCGGTGGCGAAGAAGAAAACGAAGCCAGCGAAGAAGAAGGCCACGGCAGCGCCCGTTAAGAAGGCCGCCGCGACCAAGCGCGACAGCGACAAGCCAAGCGGCATGACCGCTGAGCTTGTGAAGCTAGCACTGCGCGCGAGTGGCGTCACGCCTGCGCATCTCAACGAGCGCTCCAAGTGGAAGGGCGCACCGTGGAAATGGTTCTTCTCCAATCCGAAGAAGACCGGCGTCGCCGACCGCTTTGGCTACAAGCTGAAGGTCGAGCGGGATGGTCGCGCGGTCACCTACTTCCTGATCGCAAAGTAACAGAAGCGGCCCGGCTGTGATCGCCGGGCCGCTTTGCATTTTGAAACCAGAGGACGAAATCGAAGATGACGAGGAAAACGTATTTCAGCCTGATCGCCCGCGAGCCGGATGGGGAGTGGTCGCCGCAGTTCGGCGACTACGATCGCGAGACGGTCGATGCCGAGAAGCGGGACTACATCGACCACATCGGCACCACGTGGCCGAAGGGGACCGAGTTCAAGATCATCACCAGCAACGACACGCAGGCATCGATCGATGCCGCGATCGTCGCGCTGAGCACCTGAGAGGACGAAATGAGATTTCAATTGGAGTTCGATACCGACAATGCGGCTTTCGATGAGCTGCCCGCGACCGAGATTGCGCGCATCCTGCGCAAGGTCGCCGACGTGGTCGTGCATAACGGAGATTTCGACGGCCTCGTCGTGGACATGAACGGCAACGTGGTCGGCAGGTACTCGCTGACGAAGGCTCGTCGGTAATGGTGATCATCTGCTGGCTTTGGGCGCTTCGCGAACACTACAGCGCCAAGCGGGACCGCCGACCGCGCATCTTCACTCTGCTTTGACGTTTCGACCCTGCGTGGCTTCTAACTTTCAAATTTTTGGAGAATTTAAAATGAGACTTCCGATCATCCATCGCCTACGATGCGACCCAGTGCGACGACGACATCAAGAACGGCGACGTTCTGGTGATCGTGCCGTGGGCGTCGTCGGCATCGCCGACACGTGGCCGTTCGCGGTGACCGAAAAATTCGGGAAGCTGCATCGGCTGCAAGCACATGACACGCTCGATACCTATCAGGACGGCCGGTTCGCCGGATCGAAGGCGCTGGCCGAGCAGGCGATCGCAGATATGGCCAAGGTGCGGCGATGAAGATGCATGCTCCACTCGATCCAGAGTGCCCAGCCGTGGTCGCGTTCATGACCGCGCTGTTCGATGACCCCATGACGGAAGCGGCGGGGGCGCCGACCGACGACATCTGCGAAGCCTTCGAGCGTGTGCATCGCTCCAAATGCACGCGCTGTCAGGAGTTCGGCGCGGCAAACATAAGAGGTGCGGTCATGACCCGAACGACCAGAGCGCAGCGATGGGCGCTGGCGAACGTGTACCAGCGCAAGCATCCCCAGCCGTCGCATCCGCTGAACCTGCGGGCATGGTGGCAGGGCTACCGGGCATTCCGAACGACCGTGCTGCCCGGTCCCGACTGCATCTTGGTGCAATGGTGCGGCATGTGGCTCGGCATCGAGCACGACGGCTACACCCATTCCTGACGGGTCCGCAGCGTCGATGGCCGGGAGCGATCCCGACCATCCGCGATGCGATCCCGCATCAGCGAAGGGCAAAAGCCCGGAAAAAGGAAAATCGAAAGTGGCCACACTCACTCACGCCGATCTCAAGCAATTCACCGGCGCCGGACAATGGTTTCGGCACAGCCTTATGCGCAGCATGGTCTACACCGAGGGCGTGCAATATCTCGCCGAGACCGGCGGCGCGTATTGGCTGGTCGATAAGGTCGCCACGTTGCAGCTCGAACCGAAGGTGAAAGCCGAGGACTTCCAATCGTGGACGCTGAAGGTCGCCCAGGATCGGACTGCCGTGCTGACCTGCGACGATGGCAACGGCAACGTTGTCCATTCGGAGACGATCGACTGGACCGACTTCCCGCTCGATGAAGTCGAGCTATGGGTTGAGGGCAACGTCATCCTCCTGCCGAGCGAGCACTGAGCAAGCACATGAAAAAGCTACTACTCGGGCTCCTAGGTGCCGTCGCGCTTACGCAAGGCGCGGAAGCCGCGACGGCCGACATCTATGGGGTCGCCGCCTGTTACACCTACAAAGACCCTGCCTACGAAAACGGCTGTTCGCTTGATGCAGTGCGGAAAAACCCAACGTTTGCCAGCGAGGAGGATTGCAAGGGGTATGTGGCCGGGGCCAATCAACAGCCCCGCAACCAAGGGGGTGCCATGACCGTCACCTTCATATGCGTCAAGAGGACCATTTCAGCTTGGGAGCAAGTGCGTTGATCGGTGCTGCCGTGATCGCTGCGTTGACGATCGCCGGCTTGTGCTTGCTGGCGAGGTCAGCCCTCCGTCTCGCCATCCTCCTGTTGAAGCTCTGCTTCGTGCTCTATCGCATGTTCGTCATCGTGATCCAGGGGAACGACTATGTCGGCGGGATCGCGGGCGCGAGCGCGCTACTGATCTGCGCTTACGTAGTGACGAGGTAAAAATCGACGTTGACGTGAAACTTAAAGGCCCCGCTTCGGCGGTTTTTTTTATGGCGTGACCGCGACCATGGCGCCGCATTCGTTGTCTTCCGACACGATGACGACGACGTTGCGCTGATAGCTCTTGGCAAGCCGGTCGCCCAGCTCGCGACCTATCATCTCGCAGGAGTGCGCGCCGAAATTTCCGTCAACGCCAAGGTCATCGACGACGATGGCGCGAGCGTGATCCATCAGATCGTGGAATTCGACCTCGCGATCATCGTGCGCGACCATCATGCGGACCTCGACGTGGAATAGGTGCCGATGCCGGTCGGCGAGATACGATCGGCGGGCAGGAGCGCCAGCCCAGCGATGGAAGCCGGGCACGGTGAAGCGGACGAAGATGGTTGCGTCGGTCATGGCAATGCTCCCGCCGGGTCGGCGCCGACCGCCTGTCGGCTTTCCTCAACGATCTGCTGCATGGTGCGGGTGACGAAGTGAGCCTCATAGCCGCACATGGTGCGCGACTTCTGGTGGCCCATGGGTGCCCCACGGTCCTCGGTGGGCAGATAGTTGAAGCCGCTGCCGATATGCCAGCAGCGCTTGTTGGCGACCGTGGCGAAGTGCCGTCCCCATCGAACGGCGGCAAGCCACGTCGAGCTGTCGCACGAGTTCAATGGCCATGCCGTGGTGAGTTCGGATGCGGTGAGGCCGAGTGCGTGTATCCAGAGCTTGGGATATTTGCGGCGCCGCTCCCAGGCGGTGGCGATCAAGCGCTTGCGGGTTTCCATATCTGCTTGCACGACGTTGCCGAAGCAGATGCGATCGTAGCGCTCGGCGAGATAATCGAAATAATCCCAGCCGTCGTTGAACGGATGATAGACCGGGACCGGGCGAAGGCCCATGTCTTCGAGCTTGGTGCGGGTGCGGATTTTGTTGTCCCGGCCGCCCTGGTCGATCTCGATATAGCCCCAGACCTGATCGCCCATGCGCCGGACTATCGCGACGTACTTGTCGAACAGCTCGGTAAAGTCATCGATGTCGTCGGGCGCCAGCGACAACGCGCGGTCCATCGACATGCGGTGCGCGTGCGCGTGTTCGGTGGCGAGGTTATAGACGCCGCTGTCGATGAACACGTCACACCCGTTTGCGATGAACATATCGAGCATGCCGAAATGCTCGTCGGTGTGGATTTCGTTGACGGCGACCAGCAGGTGCTTATTGACGGTGTTCGCATGCGCGAGCGTTTTGGGCTCGCTGGCGATGAAGTAGATCGGCCACGCCTCGGGGTTCCAGTTGCCGCCGGTCCTAATCATTGGTGACCCTGACGACGCTGCCCTGTCCGTGAATGTCCTCGTACCTATCGAGGATGTGGCCTGCGGTGTACTGGTCGGGCTGCACCATCAGCAGGTCGTACTTCTCGGCCTTCTCACCGAACGCAACGAACGGGCCGGGATACGGACAGAAGATCGTGGTGCCGGTCAGCAATGGCTTCCAGCGCTCCCATTCGACCATGACGCCGCAGCAGAGCAGGTGATGCCGCCGGCCGAGACGATAGTGATCGCCGTGCTCGATGGCGTGGCGCGGATCGGCGATGGTGATTTCGAGCCGGGCGAGAAGATCGCCACGATTATCGAGCGGACCCTTCTCGGGATCGACCAGCCCCTCATCGAGAAACTGGCGGGCGGCGAGCATGCTGCCCAGGTCCTTGTCGGAAAAGCCAAGGGCATTGATCGGCATGTCGGTCAGGCGCAGTGCCTCGACCTCCAGCTTCACCAATTCGAGGTCCCAGGTCGCAAGCTCCGGCAGGCGATTATCGACCAGGGCATAGGCGCGGATCATAGCCTCGGTCCAGCCGCGTGCGACGATGACCGGCACCTCCAGATAGCCCGCGAGCTTTGCCGCATCGAGGCGGCCATGCCCCGCGATGATGATGTCGTCCTCGGTGATCAGCAGCGGGACCGTGAAGCCGAACTGCGCGATCGATGTCGCGATCTGCTCAATCTGCTCCTGCGAATGCTGCCGCGCATTGCGAGGGGACGGGACCAGCTCGTTGACCCGCCGCGTCTCGATCTTCCAGGCGGGCCCGGATGCAGTCGTCATATGCTCGTTCACCAGCGCGCCCCTTACCAAAGGAAAGTCCAAAATCGAAAATCCGAAATATGCGGAAGGCGGGCGGTCGCGCGTACCCCGCGCTTTCGGTGGGCCCCAAAGGACCCGTGGAGGGCCAAGGGGCCCTGGGGGCGCGTGTGGCGCGGGGCATGTGTGGTGCACCCCGCTTGCACTGGATGCACCCTGGCTTGATCTGGGGCCCGGCCGCCTGCCTTGACGGGCCATCCTGCGGTCCTTACTCGACTGCTTCTTCGCTGATCTCGAAGGTGCTGTTGGCTGGGTGCGGAAGATGGAAGCGCGCTTCGCCGCTTGGGTTTGGTGAGCCGTCGTAATTGCCCTCGACGATGACAGGCTCCCCGTCGTCCTGCTTGACGCTGGCGCGGTAGCGCCCATTGACGTGAACCGTGACGGTTGTGGTCATGCTGCTTCTCCTTTCTCTTTCGGTGGGTGCGTCTCAGCGCCGCGCCCTGGTCCGTCCGCTTGCTGCTGTGAACGTGAAGTCGAGCGGGTCGGAATTGGCGGTGCCATTGTGCACCATGACCGGCACCGTCGCGGGAGCGAACAGCGACGGCTTGACGATGGTCGTGACCTCGGTCTCGCTGACGAGCGTGGTCGGCTCGTCGTAGTCGCCGAACCTGATGGTGGTCTCGGCCGTGAAGCCACTGCCGAGACAGGACAGCGGGAAGTCCGGATCGCCGCTGACCACCGTGTTCGGGGAGAGCGAGGTCAGCACGGGTGGTGCCTGGGGCTCTGACGGGGTGCTGGACGCCAGCGCATGGGCGGTGTCGTAAGCGACGCCGGCCAGCATGGCTTTGCGCATGTTGTCGGTGTCCATGGGTCAGTGCTCCTTCTCGGCCTCGACCGGCTTGCCAGCCTGCGCTGCTGCGATTGCCCGCTGCTCCTTGGTCGGCGGCTCGCCGGGCGGTGCGTTGGGGGAATACCTGGTGCCGGAATAGTCGCTGGGCCCAAGCTTGTCGGGCATGGCAGCGATTGCCGCTTCCTTCTCGGCGCGGACCTGCTCGGGCGTCTTGGCCGGCTGCTGCTCTGCGCCGGACTTCGTCTCGCGCTTGGTCTCGTGCTTTGCGTCGTGCCGGTCAGTCATTTCACTTCTCCTCCTTGTAGAGCGTGGCGCGCACCGCGCAGTCCTTGGCTTCGAGCAGTTTGCGCAGGCTTGCCGAACGCTCGGGATTGCGCGGCAGCAGGTTAGCGATGTAGTCGGCGATCTCGGCAAACTTGGCGCTGATCGGCTGAAGCTCTGGTTTCAGATGGGCGTAGGTGAAGAACTGCAGCATCGGCTCTTGGCTCATGTCGGGCTTTCCTCCATCACCGCACCCGCCGGGTTCGCATTGCGATCCCTATGTTGCGGGTGAGGTTTCGCTCCATTTCCTGCAGCATGATCTTGGCAAAGTCGGAATAGAACGCCACGTCGCGCTTGATCTGGGCCTGCGGCTTGAGAACGTACATCAGGCGCAGCCGGTTCTTGCCGATGCGCTGATAGATCACATCGCCCTTGCGGAAGGCGTTCTTCAGGTTGCGCGGCCTTTGCCCCTGCGGCACGCCGCGCGCGGACCTGTTCACCGCGCCGGTCGGCGGGATGGCCAGGGCGCTCTTGGCGGCCATGCGCGTGCCGCTCTTCGCGTGCAGGCCGAGGTTGGCGCGGCCAAGCTTGTCGTAAATCGTGACCTCAAGATTGTCCTTTGCAGCGCGCGCGCCCCTGGTGGTGAGCGCGGCCCGCATGAAGCTCTGGTTTCGTACCTGCACCGACGACGGCCATGTCTGGTTGATCAGGTAGGTTCGCGTGGCGTCGGCTGCGTCATTGAGCGTGCGCGCCATGATGTAGGGGAGTTGATCGACGGCAGCGCCGAGTTCGATCGCAGCCTGCGTAAAGCCTGAGCTGTCGATGTTGATCTCGATCATGCGAGCACACTCGATGCAAGGTGCGGCAAGCTTATTCCGGTTAGCTGTCGCGCGCCAGCCGTCCATCGATTTGGCGCACGTATTGAAGCGCCAGACATCGATCGCGATAGACGCGGAGGATTGCGCAGCGGCCCAAGGAAAGTTCGTCTGCGTAATCGGCCACCTCTTGTGCGTCAAACTCCACGTCGGGCGGGAAGCGGATGGTGACGGTCGCGCTGGTGAGGTTGAACTCGATCATGAGCGCGGCTTCTTCGATGTCTACGGGCACGCGCGCTCCTCACTGCAGCGTCTGTCGCGCGACCAAATCGAAGCCGTCGTCGTTGCGCCGATACTCGGCGGCAAGGCGCTGACGCGCGAAAATGCGGATGATCTCGACCCGCCCGCCGCTGCCATGGACGCAGCAGGCGATGACGTTGATCATATCCACGTCGTCCTCGGCGAAGGTCACGATCGCCGTGCGCGTCTCGGCATCGTACTCGACCTGGGTGGCGTCGTTCATGCTCTGCATGGCCAATCCCCCTCCCAATGACAAAGGGGCGGCAGGCTTTCGCCGCCACCCCTCCGATCAGCGCCGCAAAGCATGGAGCAAGCACACATGGCAGCGCTGGATGGCAGCATCATAGCGCATCATTCCATGCCTCACCACCATTTGGCGCCCGCATCGTCACTTCAACACCTTTTCCAGCTCGAGGAGTTGCCGCTCGATCTTGTCGGCAATGCCGATCAGCCGGCGAAGCTCGGGCGCGAACTCACGGACCTGCGCCAGGACGTTGTTGCCCTCCTTGATCAGTGCGCGAATGTCCTCGTTGCTCTTTTCGTCGCCGAAGAATTTCTCGCGCACCTGCCGCACCCATGCGCGCGGCACGCCGAGATCGATGGAAACTCTTTCGTCGGTCCAGCCCTGGCCATAGCCGACCTTGTCGCTGAGATAGACATCGTTCAGCTTGCCGTAGATCAGGCGCATGTCATCGCGATCCATCTCGCGCGTGTTGTCAACGACCTGCACCGGTGTCGGCTCTTGCTTGCTCACCATCTCGCTTCCCTCCCTGGCCTTTTGAATTGCCGCGAACTTCGCTTTCCTGAAGCAGTCGGGACAACGGTGTGCCGTCGCGCTCTTGCCGACGTGCCAGCCCTTCGCCTGCAGCTTGCGAGCGATGAATTGCCACTCCACCACGTTGTCCATCCCCTTTGCGCCTGCCATCTGGTTGTTCACCGGCAGGCTGATCTCGGTCAGGCATCGTGGGGCGCCGCACTTCGCGACCACGCCACGAACCTTCTTTCCATCATCACCGTATGGCACCGGCCCATGCTCGAACGCCGCCAAAAGGTCTCTCATCGTCTGCTGATCTCCGTCATCTTGCCGCAGTTGAAGCACTTGGTCCGGCTTCTTTCCCGGAGCCGTCGCATCTCATCGATGTAGCGCTGCCGCGCACGGAGCCATTGCGTCTCTTCGCTTGCCAGGGCGCGCAGCACGAACATCGGATCGAGGCGGGTCTTGCAGAGCGAACACTCCACCTCGGTCTCGCCTTCGCGGATTTGATAGCTCGCGTGAACGGTGCGGCCGTCGCGAACGTCGTAGCGGTGATTACAGCCGGCGCCCCAGCTCACGACCTTGAGCATCGGCTCGTCGTCGGATGGCGGCTGCTTGAACCTGACCGGCAGGGGCGTGATGTTGTCGTCGGTCATGGCTTGCTGATCCGGATGCGAACCACGTCACCGGTCTCGATCGCAGGCTTGTCGGTACCGATCCAGAGCGCGAGCCCAAGGTGCTGGATGACCAGCCACCAGCCGGTCGAGACCCGCTCGTGCTCCATCTGGCTCTCGACCTTGGCGTTGCCGACCTTGGCCGCGTTGTAGACCCGCATGAAGCGCTCCTCGACCGAAGTGACCACCTCCTCGAATTCGAACGTGCTCAGATCAGTGCCGCGAACAGGCACCGCATTCCCAGCTTGAACATCTCCCATCGCGTCATGCTCCATTGCGTCGTCAGTTCGGGGGGCAGGTCGGCGATATGCCGGACGCCGTGCTTGTAGGAAAGCAGTGGTCCGGCGTGATCGAAGAACTGTCTCATGATTGCCTCATTCCGTTAGGCGGGGCGTTACATCCCGTTACGCGCGGCCGTAAGTCATTGCCCGTTTGGCTTTTTCTCTGCGTTCGCTTTGTTACGCGCCTTGCGCATCCGCGCTGCTTTGCGTGCGACGATGCGATGCAGGTCTCGATGTCGTCTTGCATGCGCAGGGCCACGTAGCGCTTCATGGCCAGCCGCTGGCGCTTCTGTTCTTTCCGCTCCCTGCGAAGCATCACCAGTCCTGATCCTCCACGCGCTTGCCGATTTCCCAGCGTCCTGCACGGTAGTTGCCTTCGAAGAACGCGTTCACGTCGGAGCCCATCATGGCTCTGGTGGCCTGACCGAGCGTTTGCTGCGTCATGCGCTTGCGGCCCTCGCCGTAGATCAGGGCCACTTCGCTCATCGACGGAATTGTGGTCGAGAGCGGCACCTGGACCTTGACGATCGTCATCGGTCATCCTCCCATTGCAGCGACCGGCTTGCCTGTCCACCACCAGTACGGTTTCTGAATTCCGATGATCTTGGCGTCGCGCAGCTTGTCCCCGGCGCGCTTGAAGGCGCCACGGAAGCGGTTGTCGGCGGCTTCGGTGTCGGTGTCGTCGTCCACGAACTTGGCCCGCATGGCCGCGCGCACATAGCCGACGTCGACCACTTTGCTGACGCTGGCCGGGAGCGGGAAAGGTGGCGGCACGCCGTAGTCGTTGATCGCGTCGAACAGCGCGTGCATGAGCAGGCGCTCGTTGCTGGTGGCCTGATAGCCGGTGCGCTCGGCGCTCTCGGTCGCATCGTAGGCGACTGCCGCGCATGAGGTTTCCTCGTTGCCCCACTTGTTCCGGCCGACGCTGATCACGGGCAGCGTGAACTCCCAGCGAATGCCGGACTTGCCTTCGCGCTGCTTGCGCACCGTGGCCCGGTGGATGCTGCCCCCCTTCGAGGTACGCCTATCGGCCACGATCTCAAATTCGATCGTGGTCTCGAAGTCGGCGGTCAGCGAGGAATGCCCGCGCGGAGAGCCGCCGCCCTTCGGCTTGTGGTGGACGAGGATCACGGCGGCGCCGAACCGCTGCTGCAGGGCGACCAGCCGCTTGCGCACGATCGACACGTCCTGGCTGGCGTTCTCGTTCATGCCGGGCGCGAGCGCCGACAGGGTGTCCAGGATGATCAGGACAAGCGGCACGTTGTAGGTCTTGGCGACCGCCTCGATCTCGGCGATGAGCGCCACCAGATCGTCGTCGCTGCCGAAGAAGTCCGGCCGCTTGGTGCAGAGATAGAACGGCAGCGTGGCCTTGTGCGGCAGCTCGTGCTGGATGACGTAGGCCAGCTTCCGCTTGCTGAAGCCTTTGCCGGCCTCTGCGGCCACGTAGACGACCAGTCCGGGCTCGGTGTTCCGGCCGATGAAGGTCTGCCCGCGCGCGACCGCCATGCCCAAGTCGAACGTCCCGAACGACTTCCCGCTGCCGCTGTCGCCGTAGATGAGGATGATCTCGTCCATGGGGATGATGTCCTCGACCACCCACGTGTAGCCCGATGCATGGCCCGAGATCGCGATCTCTTCCCAGCGCAGGCCGCCGAACCGCGAGCGGAACGGGACAGCCGACCAGTCCGGCGTCGCGTCGGCGAGCGCATGCAGCGCGTCGGGCGTACCACCGGCCTTGAGCCAGTCGGACACGTCGCCCTTGGGCGGCATGTCGGGCCAATGCCGGGCAAGATCGAGCACACGCACCCTTTGGGCGGTGCCGGAAAGCGACTTGGCGACATCCTGCGCGTGATCCTGGCCCGGCAGTACCGGCCTGCCATCCGGGTGGAAGCGCAGCGCGCCGTCGCCATTCGGCGGATCGGGATTGCGTGCCTGGGGGTCGTTGTGCGGAATTATCACCACGTCGGCGTCGCGGAAGAATGCGGTGTGGCTCTCGCTCCACTTGCCAACGCCGCCGGGGTTCGTCGTAGCAACGAAGCCGATCTTCGAAAGATTGTCGGCATCCTTCTCGCCCTCGACCACATAGACAACCTGCCCGTTGGCGATGGCCTCCATCAGCTCTGGCAGGCGATAGGGCACATATCTGATGCCGCGCACGGCATAGACCCAGCCGTGCTTGATCTTGTCCGGTGGATCGCCGGGGTGCGGACGGCGCCGCTGCCTGAACGTCTTCGGCTCGAAGCGCACCACCTGGAATAAAAGCTCATCGTTCTCGTCGGTGTAGCTGTAGTGCGCGACCTCTTTGCCGAGCTGCTGCGGCGGTCGCTCGCGTTGCTCCAGATAGCCGTGCTCGCGCATCCACTGCATCGCGGCTTTATGGTCGCGTCCCGTTTCACGTGAAATCAGATCGAGCACGCCGCCGCCGGTCTTGCTCTCGTGGTCGTAGTATCGCCCGGTCGCCACATCGATCGAGAGAGAACCATGCTTGCCGTAGCGTCGCTCGCCATCAGATGAGAGCCGCGCATTCGGAGAACCGAGCAGCTCTTCCGCGATGGCCTCCATGTGCACGGCGAGCGAATGGATTGGCTCGTGCATGTTCATCGGCGCCCCTGCTGAAAGAGTGGCGTGGTGACAAGCGCGAGCTGCGGCCGGATGAGCGAGCACATGTAGTGCCAAGTTGCGAGCGCGTCGGCCTCGTTGTCGTCCTCGACCTCCCAGCCCATCGACCGGCACTGCCGTATGACGAGTGTCTTGGCGCGGTCGCGCTTGGGGTTCTGGCCGATGAAGTGGAGCCGCACGTCGCGGGTCTCTGCCTTCCTGATGTCGTAGAGGCCGCATCGATAGGCGCAGGCGCCGATGATTGCCGGCAGGCCGTAGAGCAGCGTGGTCGTGTTGACGTTGCTTTTTCCACGGTTGAACGATGTCGGCATCGGCGCTTCCCAAACCACGGTGCTCGGGCCGAAGTCAGCGAGCATGCTGTACATCCAGCCCCATGCATTGGAGAAGCTTGCTTCGTGAGAGGCGCCCGGCTTGGCGAATTGGATCGAGCCGTGCGCCGGTTCCTGGCCCGGCTCGCCCACGGCCCAGCCGGTTCTTGATGCTAGGTCGAGGGCGAGGATGACGGACATTTCGATCCCCTCAGAGGGACGGCAACCCACCGTGCGTGCTGAGATGGCTCACTGCGTCCCGCCAGACCCAGCCCGGATGGCTTTCGAGGAGCGGCTTGATGTAGCTGGACGCGCGCGCGAACAGATCGCGCTCGGCCTCGGCCGCAGCGATGTTGTCGCCCTTCTGCCGCTCGATCTGAGCGATGTCGGAAAGCCCGCAATCTGCCAGAGCCTTCTGCACCACCGCGTCGTCGTGCCGGATGTCAAAAACGATGTCCTCATGGTCGATGAAGAGACGGAGCTGGTGCGCGTCCTCTGACAGGTGCGGCGGCTTCTTGCGGAACGTCACGAGGCGAAGGATCGACTGCAGTTCCGCCTCATGGGTCCATGCCGCCGTGATGAGGCCGTAGCCCTTCGCCTCGTCAAAGCAGTAGCCGGCGATGGCGTGCGGATCGGTCAGCTTCTTGATGTTGCGGGCGCGTCGTGCGGCATCCCGCACGAACTGCATCAATGAACGGCGCTCGGTCACTTGTCGCCCTCCCATTCCATCGCGATGAACTCGTTGAGCCAGCGGACGACCCTCATCGCCTCGTCCCGTGACTTGCCCAGGCGATCGGCTGGCGTTTGCTGCGTGTGCTTGGCCGAGAGCACCTCGATGTGGACCATCTGCTTGGGCGTGAGGGCATCGAGCTTCTCGACCAGATGGCGGATCGCAAGCATGGCGCTGGTTGACGCCAGCGACATGCCGCTGTCGATCTTCGGCCCTGATGGCGGATCAGCAGTGCGCTTGGCCTGAAGCTGCTCGTTCGCCGTTGCGAGCTTCCGCTGCGCCTTTTCGAGGTCCTTCTCCAGGGGCTTCACGGCCTTGTCGATCGCGGTGGCGATCTCGGCCTGAAGCTTGGCGGGGTCGAGGACGAGCTTGCCCTCGTACTCGGCGCGAACCGCCTGTTCGCGGCGTGCGATCTCGGCCCGCAGGTCGGTTATCGCGCGCTCATGGGTCGCGCCATCCTTCGCGCGGGCCTCCTCGATGATGCAGCGGACATCCTCGACCGAGAGATGCTCGCCTGCCTCGGCGCGGGCGATGATGTCCTGCCGCGCCTCGTCAGGCGTCGATGGTGCGGCGAGCGAGTAGAGACCGGAGACCGGCAGGGTCAAATCCCGAATGTTTCGGGATTTGGCCAGTTCGGCGACGCGCATGAAGTTCAACGCGGTGTCATCCGTCCACCCGAACTCCTGCTTCAGCCACGGCAACCAGTTGCCATGACCGGCGATCTGCTTCGCCTGGGTGAGGCGCCGTCCGATCTCGATGATGTCCGCGACGACGCGCTTGCCGAGCGTGCGGATCACCGCCGCGTGCTCGGCCAAGGCGATTTCGTCCGATGTTGCAACGGGCAGCAGTTCCGCCGTCTGCCCCTGCATCATGCACCTGCCTGCGCGCGCTCAGCGCGCGAGAGTGCCGCCCGGCCCAACGGCAGATCGCCGAAGTCGCCCAGCTTCTCGCTGAGCATCTGGTACTCGTCGAGATCGTCGTCCTCGAAGTCGTCGGCGACGGCGTCGGCCTTCCGCAGGAGCGAGCGCTCCTTGATCTTGGCTTTCAGCAGCTTCTTGCGGATGCCGCGATCGGCGGCGTGATCGAACTGGTCGGCGCGACGGTCGCGGATGACCTTGCAGCGCTTCATGTAGGCCATCTTCTCCTGGAGCAGCTCGCCATCGATCTTCTCGATCGCTGCGACCGCGTCCTTGATGTTCTCGGCTGATGGGGTGTTTTCGGCGGCGCTCTTTGCCATTGCGGCATCTCCCGATGTTGCGCGCGAGCGGCGTCGCGCGCGGCGATGCGCGCGCAAACGTCGTCTCTCGATCAGATTGATAGGTGGACGGGCCGTCGATGATGTTGCGCCACGCGCAAATCGAAAATCAAGCGCGAAAAAAAGTTAGGACGAGTTTGTGCGTCACCTCGGTGACTGTCTCGCGCGATCACGCTGCCATGCCGTCGCCACAAAGCGTTAGGCGATTTCCGTTACACGCCGTTACAGCGACTTTTTTCGCGGCATCATTTCGCTTGCTGGCATGGTTCGTGCTACGTGCGTGCGCAGTAGTTATAATTAAATCTATATTGATTATGCGGAGAGAGGTCGCTTTACGACCTCTCTCTACGCAAAACTACTGCCAGAGAATTACTCTGCGCGCGCGGCGCTGACGTCGCCGCGCTTCCGTTACACGCCGTTACACGAATTTATTTGCGTCGAGAGTAACCTCGGTGACGCGCAAAGTTTTTTGGACGCGCTATCATCCTCGAAATCGAACAGGGGACAGCGCGTCATGTCTGACAAATCCATCGCATCAGTTGGAAGGGCTCTCGCCGCCGCGCTGCTGGTCGAAGCGCGGTCGCTGCCCATGACGGCCGAAGTCGCCAAGCTCTGGAAGCGCAACGAGGGCGAGATCGTCGCGCTCTCCGATGAGCTTGTCGAAGCCTACCGCACCGAAATTCTCGAAGCGCTGAGGGTGTGACGATGAGCAGCCTGGACGAAAGGATCGCCGCGTTCGTCGCCGAGCGCGATGCAGCGGTTATCGCAGGGATCGATGCCCTGATCGCGTTTTCCGCCAAGTACGGGCACCGCCCGTCCAGACCGGGACGTGGCCACGATCATGCTGCACAAGCTGCGCACCGCGATCCCGTCGCTGCCGCTGCCCGTGCGGCTCGCGTCGCACGAATGGCTTTCTCGGCACGGTTTCGAGAGCTTCGGGGATGAGGCATGACCGCGCGCGGCTTCTCGCATCCGAACCTCGGCAAGGCGGTCGAGATCAAGCAGCAGGGCAAGCGCGTCGCGCTGATCTTCGTCTGCACCACCGAAGAGCGCGCCGGCGATCAGGTCGAAGACCTGCTGCAGCAGCTTCAGGACGGCGCTCTGAACCTCACGCTGATGGGCAAGCCGACTGGCATCAAGGAATGGAACGAATGATCCAGAGCATTCGCTGGGATGGAAACACGATCACGCAGCCGGGCCTCTACGCGAAGCTGCCGCTTGCGACCTACCATCGCGGCGACATCTGCGATGGGCCGAGCGTGTCCTCGACCGTGCTGCGGAAGTTGTGGGACGGCTCGCCTGCGCATGCCTGGGCGCATAGCCCACTCAACCCGGCGCGCGTCGAGGAGCCCGACAGCGAGGCATTCGTGCTGGGCCGTGCCGCGCACCACCTGCTGACGGCCGAGATCGGCTTCGCCGACGTGTTCGTGGTGCGGCCCGAGACGCTCGAAGGCGAGAAGTGGAACGGCAATCGCAAGGAGTGCAAGCGCTGGCTGGCCGCGAAGAAGCGCGAGGGCCTGACCGTGGTGACCTCCGCGCAGGTCGAGGTGATCAAGGGCATGGCCATCTCGCTGGGCGCCTTCCCGATGGTCCAGGCGGGCGCGCTCAACGGCCTGATCGAAAGGAGCCTGATCTGGAAGGACAAGGAAACCGGGCTCTGGGTGAAGGCCCGGCCGGACGTGACGCCGAATGATAGCGGCGACTTCACCGACCTGAAGACCACCCCCTCGGTGCTGTACCGCGACCTGCAGTCCTCGATCGCCACGTTCGGCTACCATCAGCAGGCCGCGCTCGTGCTCGAAGGCGCGATGGCGCTGGACCTTGAGGCCAGCTCCTTCACTCTCATCTGGGTTGAGAAGTCGGCGCCGTTCTGCGTGCGCGCGCAGCAGCTCAAGGACGAGGACATCGCGCGCGGCATGAAGCAGAACCGCGCCGCGCTGCGGACGTTCGCCGACTGCCTGTCGTCCGGCGTCTGGCCCGGCCCTGGTGATGATCGCGACGATGCCGAGTACGTCGATCTGCCCGACTGGAAGCGCGCGCAGATCGATGAGCGGCTGAAATTCGAATTGCGTGAGGCGGCGTGATGAAAACCATCCCCGTCATCCGCGCACGGCTGCATGAGCTGCCCACGCAGCTCGCGGAAGCGAGCGAGAGCAGCGTAAGGCCGGAGTTTCTCAGCGCCATTTCGGTCGAGCTGCACACGCTGGCTGAAGAGACCAAGCGCAAGCCATCGGTCCGGCCGCGCGAGAGGGCGCACAAGCAACGGATGAGCCCGGCGGTCAGGGCCAAGATGCGGGCCTTCGCCGCCGATCCTGCCAACCGGCATCTCGGCCTGATGGAGATCGCGGTGATCTTCAACACCGACCACGGGCGCGTGTCTGAGGCGATCAACGTCTACAGGGACAGGTGAGATGCGCAACAGCAGCGTGAGGCCTTGCCCCTGCGGCAGCGGCCTGGAGAGCAAATGGCAGTACGACGCGCGCGGCATCGAATTGTGCCGCACCTGCCGGCGGTGCCATCGCGAGCGGATGGCGGGCTTCCGCCAGGACGTGCTGACCGATCCGGACTACTGGCACGACGAGCCCATCGAGGAGGATTGAAAAATTGAGCGAGCAGACTTTTCCCGGCGACCGCCCGATGGATGCCGACCGCGTGACGCGGCGCGATCTCGCCGAGGGCAAGATCGAGAAGGTGCTTGGCGAGCGCACGGCGCAGGTGGCCATCTCCGACTTCGGCTTCGACTTCACCAACGCGATGCAGATTGCGGAGGCGGCGAAGATCATGGCGACCGCCGGTCCCATGCTGCCGGAATGGTTGCGGGGCAATGTCGGCGGCTGCTGGGGCATCATCGTCCGCGCGGTCGAGCTGAACATCTCGCCGCTCACCCTGGCCAACTGGACCTATCTCGGCAAGGACGGCCGCGTGGCCTATGAAAGCCAGTTCTACCATGCAGTGATCGAGGCCAAGGCGCCGCTGAAGGAGCGGCTCCAGCATGAGATCATTGGCGAAGGCGATGATCGGAAGTGTCGGGTGTGGGGCATGTTCAGGGGCGAGAGCATCGTGCGCGAGATCACCAGCGAGCGGCTGGGTGATCTGCGTCCCGGCCTGAACGAGCGCGGCCAGATCAAGGGTTCGCCGTTGTGGTTGCGCAAGCCCGACGTGCAGATGTTCTACGACACGTGCCGCGACTGGTGCCGCGTCTTCTGCCCGGACATTCTCGGCGGCGTCTATGCGCGTGGCGAGGTCGAGGAGAACGACGGCATCGCAGAGCCCATGAAGGACGTGAGCCGCGACACCTCGCCGAAGCTGCGCGAGCGGCTGCGCGGCCCTGTCGGCGAGGGCTTCGACAAGAGTTCGATCGAGGAGGCGATTGCAGCAGCGACGCCTGCCGATCCCAAGAGGTCCAGCAAAGGTGATGCTTCTGGACCGGCGGATGCTTCGGCACCCGCCGAGACCGCGCCGTCGTCTGTCTGCCCCCCAGCCCCCGACGGCGCGGTCGCCCCCACGGCCTGATCGCTTTTGGGAGGATCGATGAAGGTGGAGCTTGAGCGGACCACGGAGAACGGTCAGCGGGGCGTGCGCGTGGTCGCCAACGACACCGCTCGGCAGCCTGAGACGCTGCGCCAGTGGATCAAAATGCTGCAGCTTGCCGAGCGCTGGCTGCGCGAAGTGAAGCCAAAACAGCAGTGAGGAGGAGCCCCATGACGACCAAAGACTTCCCGTTCACCGACGTGGTGGAGAAGGCATCGAAGTACATCGAGGCCGGGCATACGGTGCACCAGAAATTCTCATGTCATCGATGTGGCGCGCGCCAGACCATGGAGGTGCCGAACAGGTTCTTCCTCGCCGGACGGTGCGAGGAGTGCAAGGCCGTCACCGACATCCAGGCGCGCGGCTGCAACTACGTGCTCGTGACCGGCGTCAACAAGGGCTCTATCGCCGAGACCATCCGGTAAATTGCCGTGAGGGGGACCACCATGGCCAGCAAGGTAGAGATCATCGACACGACCGACGTTGTGCCGATTTCGCCGCTGACGCCGCGCGCGCTGCGTCGCGCGATCGTGGACGAGGTCGCGATCGCGCATGGCGTTGACCCAGGGCTGATCGAGAACGGCAACCGCACACAGCAGGTCGTTGATGCTCGCGCCGAAGTCGCGAGGCGGCTGCGTGCCATGGGCATGTCGGAGCAGCGCGTCGCTGACGTGATGCACATCCAGCTCAAGACCGCGCGCACCTATCTCGGCACGCTGACTGCGCGCCGCCCCTACGCCCCGCGTTACGACTTTTTCGCGTTCAAAACAGGAGACAATGATGCAACGGACTGCTGAGGCACTTCCCGAGATGAGGCTGGACGGCGAGAGCGTGCTGCATGAGGCGCCGCACAGGATCGACCGACCGCCGCCCGGAGATCACCTTGCGCGGCCCGCCTATGGCGACAGCTCGCGCGATGCGATCAAGGCGATCGTCGTCGGCATCAGCGAGCAGAACGGCAAGGCGCTCGCCGCGCTCCGCGCCGAGCTGGATGAATTGGAACAGCTCATGCTGATCAGCGCGGCGAAGGTGCAGCATGAGATCGATGGCCACGCCTCGATCTGCCGCTATGTCCATGAAGAGGTCGGCCGGCTCCATGGCGTGGTCGGCAAGATGCGGCAGCAGCAGAGCGAGATCGTGCACGTCGCCGATGGCGAGCACGCAAGGGCTTCGGCATAAAGTTCGACCCGAGCTGGCCGGGTGCCGAAGTAGGCCAGACGCTGCCCAGCAGGCTAGGTGGTGGCGGGAAGAAACAACCCCCTGCAGCCAGTGACGGCGTGCAAACCGGGCACCGGCAACGGCCACGGCGGCGACTTCTGGACGAGCCCGCTGCCGTGGCCTTCGAAATGTTGGAGCATGGTGGCGGAATGGCGATGAGCAAGGACATGCGGAAGGACAATTCGATGGCGACCGACCCCACGACTAAACAGATGGCCGGCACCGCCAACCCCGCCGGTGACTTCGATGCTTATTCGATCGCCGAGTTCTGCCGCCGTCACAGCATCAGCCCTCAGATGTTTTACAAGCTGAAGGACCAGGGGCTCATGCCGCTTACGTTCCGCGTTGGCACGAGGGTCCTCGTCTCGAAAGAGGCGGCAGCGGCATGGCGGCGCGAGCGCGAGACCGAAGCCCTGGAAGAAGCGTCGGGCGATGGCGCCGCCGGGTGA